CTAATTTAATTTCCTCACTAGGGTTGCTAATAACTCTTATTGCATAACCATCTTGTTTAACTGCGGCTAATTGCATGGCTTCACTTGGATTTTTGATATATTGAATTGCATAACCATCTTGTTTAACCGCAACTAATTGAATTGCTTCACTTGGATTTTTGATAAATTTAATCGAAGTTCCATCTTGTTTAACCGCAACTAATTGAATTGCTTCACTTGGATTTTTTATAAATTTAATCGCAATTCCATTTCGTTTAACTGCGGCTAATTGAATTGCTTCACTTGGATTTTTGATATATTGAATTGCATACCCGTATTGTTTAACTGCAACTAATTGAATTGCTTCACTTGGATGTGCATTTAATATAATTGAACCGCTGTGTTCGGCAATTGGTGTAAATATTTTCCATAAAATTGGGTATTTATCGGCTAATTCATTTGGCTTTATTTTTTTATCGCGTTCATTCATAAATTGTTGTGTTTCAAAATGAAATTGATATCTTTCATTTTCTTTTTTGAACAAAACAATATATAATGGGCCTTGCTTATTATAATCTGCAAACATATTATTTTCTTTTGCCGCAGTACACCATCGGGTATTAATTCCAAAGAAACAACTCGCCGCTTTCGTCTTTGGTACAACAACTTTTACCTGAGCATCATTATAAATTAATTTGGCTTGTCCGGTTTTATAAAAATTTTGTTCTTCACTTGATGATAATTCGCTAGTAGAAGTAACATCTTTTTCTTGGTATTGGTCAATAATATCTTCTAGCCCTAGAGAATCAGGGACTTCAGGGGTAGTTGATTTGATCCCAGTTAGGCCTTTAATCTGATTTATGTCTCGAATAGTTAATTTTGGTTCTAGATTTGGCTTTTTAAGTAATGCTTTAAATTTTATTAAAGCCGGAATGGCTCTGCTCGCAATATCTTCATATCTACTTATTCGGCCATTTGCGTAATTAAGAACTAACCAAAAGGTGAGTTCTTTATTTCCTGTGGGATCTAAATTTGCAATATTATCAATCGCTATTTTAATATCCGATGTTTTTGGCGCGGAGGCATCTGACTTAATTCGAGTAATTAATTTATTACCGAAGTCATTAATTAATCGCTGCTCGTTATATTCCAGTAATAATTCAATTATTTTCATATTAGTATTTATAATATATAAATAGATTTTCGAGTGGTATTAAATACCACTCGAAAATGCTTTAGACGATTATTATTTAAAATACCAATTCTTACAGGGTATCTAAGTATGCAAATTTAACCGAAAGATTTGCCCAATTAGCGGGTGGTTGAACACCTTTTGGAAGCCAAAAATATTCGTTACCGCTGAATGTTAAAAGTTTTTCAGCAGAGCGAATTTGCTTAACATATTCGACATTGCCCGAGGTTCCTTCAACAACTACCGTTGGATTTCCAATATTAATTACGCCTGCCGATGTTACGGCTACGTTGTTCTGCAAAACTCCACCAATAACTGAGTTAGTGGTAACGGGCGCGGTTGTCGCCTGCGGGAATGTAATGTTAGCCGAAGTATAGTTACTACCGCCTGATACAACAGCAACCGACTCAAGACCAAAATTAACATTAAAAATTGCGCCCGCTCCGTTTCCGGCAGTTGTTGTTGCGACTGCCGCAATATTGGCTGGTAGTGCTTTATACCCTTCATTTGCAACAGCATTAAGTGTAAACGCATTAACGGCATTATTTGCAAAAACACTATTAACCGTAATGGTAGCCGCGTTACCAAAAACTCCGCCTGAAAGAGTCAAAACATTACCGACAGAATATAAATTACCACCCGAAACTATAGAAGCGGAAACCACTTTAAGATTAGCGGTGGCAGATGCGTAAATAATTGGATCTGAGCCAACAGGAAATACCTTAACTGCCGAAAAACCGGCGCTGGTTGGCGCACCATTACTAAGCGTTGTTAAACTTCTTCCGTTATTAGTATGCGCAACAAACCTACTTGGGCTATTCTGTTTTGCTAAATACCCGGGAACAGCGGCTGAATCAGCGGCACCCCAGGTAAGACTTTGAATTTGATGGGTAACATTTACTCCACCTTGAGTTCCTAAAAATTCTTGACGTTTGATTGGTCTGCCCATGATATTTCTACCTGCGTGAGTTTTACTCACCTACGAAGATTATTTACTTCATAAACTTATTAACTAATAAGCATACTTATTTATCCGTTTATCTTATTAGAGCTAAATCAGCAAGCAATTGATCAGATTTTAGCCCACTGGGTGCAACTCCGGTTGTATTAAACCAATCTTGGCCTAATAATGCATATGCCTCATCGCAATAGGTATTCCAAAACGCCCAGGTCATTTTTTTCAGCATTCCCCAGGTAATGCAAGTTACTGTCTTATCATCATACGCTACTGCAAAAACAGCATGGCCGCCCCAACTTCCAGGAATAGCAGCGTCACCCGTGCTAATATCCCATACCATTTGAGACTGAGCAGACATAGGTAAACTTACGCCAATATAAACTCCACCAAACATAGAAATAGCGGTCTTAATTTCGGTCTGATTCTTAACATTGGCTGACATAAAACCAATCAATTTATGATTAGCAAACCCAGAATTTCGCCAGTTAGTAAGTACATTAATTTCAATACCACCATTATCAGATGAAGGATCTTGCGGATTATATCCATCCCACTGTTCATAATATGATAACACATCATCATCCGTTACCGTTATTTCAGTTGCGGCATTAGCAGACCATGTTTGCAATCCGTGCCCACAAGCGGCAATTGTACAACAACCTAATCGATCGTTGGCCATCATTCCCCATTCTGTTACGCCGTTTGTCCAATCGCAACTAACAGGTGGTGGGGGTAATGCTTCCACTAGGTAATTTGCGAGGCGAAGAGTGCGTGAGTCTTTGATAATTGCCTTACGGCCTAATTTTCGGTTTAGCATATATTCTCCTACTCCGTTGCGGGAATAATTGTTTTATTATTGTTTGACAATCGATTAATCAACGGAACTAATTTATTTCGTCCGTCTTCACTATACGAGGATAATTTTAATTCTTTGTTATTCTTTTGCGCTTTATTAACTGCCCAAATAATTAATTTTTTTGCATAGCCCTTACCTTCGTAGCCCTGTCTAACCGCGACGTGCATTAACCATAGTTGATTCTCTTTATATGGATTTTGCTGCAATTCTAGATCGCCAATTAATTTTTTATCAGCCCATAACGTTAAATGAATTTCGTCGCGTAACCGAGATATAGGCAAATATTTAATTTCTTTTGCCAATGATTGATCGGACATTAATATATCTCTTAATTGTGAGCCAATCATTTCTCGTTCTATAACATTGTTCGAAGTTCTACTTATCTCGGCTATTTTCATATAGCTATTTATATAAATACTAATATGAAAATAATTGAATTATTATTGGAATATAACGAGCAGCGATTAATTAATGACTTCGGTAATATCATAATAATCGCATAAATATTATTGGGGTGAAAGATATGATATTACCTGAGCAAGCGATAGCAACGTCATCAACTTTAAATGTGCAAAATGCGCAAAATGTACAGAATGTTCAAAATGTGCAGAATGTTGAACTATCCGAAGAAGATGATACCGGAGCGGAAACTTATAATCCTAATATGTCAAATTGGGATAAGCCCTTTATGCGGTCGGTATTATCCGCCGAGAATGGCTCAGGCAGTACTGCGAGATTAGGCACGTTATCTATTATTTGGACATCATTAGCTATTTTGGTGTATCTAATAGTTGTTACTAAAAATATACCACCAAATATTATGTCTCTGTGTTATTTTTCAATTTTAATGATATGTGTTGTATATTCACCGGCAAAAATTACTGGTATATTGAAATCATATTTAGGAAAAAAATCATAGCGTTTCTTCTATGATTTTAATTTTCTCTTGAATAACAGAAATATTTAAGGTTGAAAAAAGACCGGGATGTAAGGGTTTTGGAAATTTATCTAGTTTAGTCCAGCAATATCCGCTATGTTCATTGTTAAGAATTGGTAAGAATTCATTTTCTATTTGCAGCAAAAAAGAATAATACTTAAATTTATCGTCAGGCGAAGTGTATACGTCCAATGGATAATATTTAGTAAAGGATAAATTAACTCCTAATTCTTCGAATAATTCTCTATGTAATCCTGTAATAATAGATTCCGATTCAACTATTTTTCCGCCCGGTATTCCCCAGGTTCCTCTTGTTTTCGTATTATTACGAAGTAAAAAAAGAGCTCGATGTGTTTCTTTAGCATAAACCAGTGCGCCAGCCCCAATAATCATAATACACCTAACGTAATCGTAAACTTTGACAAATAGACAACATATTTTGTTCCCAATTTTATTAATTTAGTTAATTTAGTAATCTCCATTATAGGTCTCTAGATTAGTTTTATAGAACATTGACTCTGTATTAATTAAATACGATTTACCTGAAGTCCAAATTTCTCGACTTTCATCGCCAATATTCATGTTTGAGAGGTTATATTTTTTAAATCCGTTGGTGGTCGGGTCAAATATTTTATTAAAAATATTTTCAAAGTCACTTATTGATTGTGCATCTTTAAAGGCTATTGCGAGTTCGCGAAAATTAAAACTATTAAAATCTCTTAATAAATAATTTTTTTCACGCAAACAAGATTTTAGAAAATCAACGTAATTTTTTTCCGATATTTGGTGATTATTAAATAGTTTATTAAAACTTCCTAAACTATATATATTATTCGCTTTAAAACTAAACCATATATCATCAGCCGGGCACACGGCAATTTCGGTACCATTAACCGGTATAACCGCATAACCTGCTCCGTATAAATCTGCTTTCCACTTAGAATTCGTACAAATTAAACTATTACTTCTTTTTGGATAATTTGCCCAACTCGGCAAATTATCCAGTAATAAAGTATAATAGTTATTAGTATTACGGCTATGTCTTATTTTTTTAGTCGGATCCGCTAGAAAAAAATTTCCATTTAAATTGCGTAAGCCTTTAAAAATTTTGTTTCCGTGTTTACTCGCCGATAACGCTTCTGAACAATCATTCTCGAGTATTTTGAGTAGATTATTAGTGTTTGCTATTTTTTTCGTTCCGTTAAACTCAATTAAAAATTCTGCAGATTTCATTAATTACCACCTTTATCTGGTCGGAGCAGGGTCGATAAATCTTGTAATACTGGCATAGAAATATTGGAGCTATTAACAATAGTATTTGAATTGTTAATGAATTGGTCTCTCTGCGTTTGACCTTTTCCTGGTGTTAGTGGGGTTCTGACTTTGGAATTTACATATTTCCATTTTATACCAGACCATCTATAAAGCCTTGCTGGAAAGTAATCTTGTCTTAAAATATATTGTCCAATAATTGGATTATTTGGAAATTCGGTAGCTGTTGTCACTGAATACCCGTCAATAGCTTCCCCGTTGCCCACAAGATATCCACTGAATTTTTGCTGAGGACTAGCATTTGCCGGCAATGGTCCATTCTTAGGCTTCCCACCAACAAATAGTGGAGCCCATAATGGATCTGTATTATAGCCGGATTCCGGTACTTCATATTCGGCCTGTTCAATAATTGCGGAATCTATACTCTGATATTGACCAATCGAGCTTGTGATATTTCCGTAGGTAGTAGTGTTGCCATTTATTAACACCGGATTTCCATTAACACCAACGACGACTTGATTCAAAATATCTGCATATTCTTGCGCATCTGTCATTGGCGTGCATTTCAATCGCCAAATGTGATTCCACCAGGTGGGGGAAAAACCATTTGCCGGTCTAGTTCCCTCCTGAATTACATAAAATCTTTTTAGGGCAACGGGCACAGTTTCGTCCAAACTATAAAATTCTTTCAAGTTCGGTAATTCTAGAACATCCCCTGACATTAGTTTCCTACCAATAGTATCTACCATACTATTAAGGTGTACGGTTATGAATAATGTTCCGCTCGAGATCATCAATCCCCATTGACTTAGATCAAGATCCAAATCTGCCGGAGAATAGTAACCTCTAACTCGATATATATCCTGCGAATATTTTCGATCCCTATTTTCAAGTAAGAGAATATCTTGTATATTCTGCGCCGACAAATTTGGATAATTTGGTTGGGTAGCGTCGTTTGTGGTATTTGGATTTTCTGCGCCGAGATATTTATGGACATATAAGTCCACCCCGCCCATCGTGAATTGCTCATATATATGCTTATCAAACCACATGGCGTCTTGACCGTATTTTTCGTTAGACCATAAAGAAATTCTTGGCATTATTAAATCCTCTCTTATATTTATATGTACACATAAATACAAACATGCGCTTATCTGAAGTATTAGATCATACAAAATTAAAACACGGCGAAGAACAATGGATGCTTTCGACTCGAGCGAAAGCATTAGTTTCTTTTATGCAGACGCATTGTTCAGATATAATTAAAGTTTATAACAACGATTGCAAAAATGGCGACTTTCTATTTCGCGGCATAAGAGACGCTAAATCATATATTTTATTGGGTAAAAGCCGAGACGATCGAAAGCCAATGGATACTTCGATGGAGGTTCAAAAAATAGTGGATAGCAGCCTCGCGGCGTCTGGATTTAAGGCGTTGAGGTCAAATAGTATTTTTTGCACGGGTAATCTCTTTGCAGCAGAAAACTATGGTGATACTTTTGTAATTTTTCCTGTTAATGGGTTTTCGTATACATGGTCTCCGAAAGTTCGTGATTTATTCAATGAGGTTTCGTTGTTTGACATTAACAAGCCAATTTTTAATTTTGCCGAACAGTACAAATATAAAAATAGTGTCGGATTAGCGGATGCCATAAGAATGGGGTGTGAAATATTAATTTCCGGATCTTATGTTGCGCTCGATTATAATCATCATGGTCATAGTATAAAAGATATATTAACTGCCTTGGGCTTGGAGTAATTATTATGGAAAATAAAAATGATGAAAATTCAGTTTCACTAGCGAAACTTCGACAGCGAGTCTTTGATTATGTAACTCAACGATTAGGTGAGGGCATGATCGAAGTTGAATTAGATGCCGAGCATTTACAGAATGCATTAACTCGAGCAATTGAAGTTTTTCAAACACGTAGTTCCGCCGCAGTAGAAGAATCATACGCATTCTTGACAACCCAAACAAATGTTCAGGTTTATACACTACCGGATGAGGTTCAATTTGTTGTTAAGATTTGGAGACGGTCAATTGGCGATTTAGGTAATGCCGGGTCTCAATTTGATCCCTTTTATGGCGGATGGCTGAACACATATCTACTTAACACTTTAGATTCCGCTGGTGGACTATTATCTTTCGAATTATTCACTGATTATCAAGCGATGGTATCAAGACAGTTTGGCGGAGAAATTGATTTTAATTACAATTCAATGACTAAAAAACTTACATTAGTTCGCCAACCTAGGGGAACGGGTGAAAGTTTGCTTCTTCAAATTTATAATTATAAACCCGAAGTTCAGTTATTAAGTGATCCTAGAACTTTAACTTTTATTAAGGAGTATGTTCTAGCTGTTGCTAAAATAACATTAGGCGAAGCAAGAGCAAAGTTTTCCCAAATTCCTGGGCCTTCCGGTGGTACGAGTCTTAACGGCGCAGAATTAAAGACTGAAGGGCAAGCTATGATCGATAAGTTAATGGAACAGATAACACTGTATCATTTTGGTGAGCAACCATTGGGTCTGCTGATACAATAAGACTTGTATTTTTACTTTACATGTTATATAATATTAATATGGAAATTACAACTGAATTACTAACCGACTTAAGAGAAAAATCAAAATTAGCAACGGGCGGAACCTGGACTTGGGAGGATGATCCGCCTACATTGTATGCTGGAAGAGGCCAATATGCAGACCATAATTTGGGATGTGAAATTGGCTTTCATGGCCTTAACTTATTAGGCCGACTTGAACCAGATTGGAATGGCAAGAATAATCTTAATTTTATTACCGCCGCGTCGCCAGATGTTATTCTGGCATTATTAGATTATATAGATAAGTTAGCAAACGCATAAAAGGATCGTATTATGGGTAGAATTATTGGCTTACTTGGTTTAATTGGATCAGGTAAAGACACAGTAAGTAATATTTTAGTAAACGATTATGGATTCCATCAGGTTGCATTTGCAGATTCATTAAAAGAAGCCGTGTCTATTATTTTTGGCTGGCCGTTAAAAATGTTAGATGGAAAAACAAAAGCGAGTCGTGTTTGGCGGGAGCAAATAGATGATTGGTGGTCCAATCGCCTTGGTATTCCTGAATTAACTCCTCGATGGGTATTACAAAATTGGGGAACCGATGTTAATAGAAATATGTTTCATCAAGATATATGGGTTGCCTCGTTAGAAAGAAAATTAGTTGATTCAAAATTAGATTTTGTTATTAGTGATTGCCGATTTATAAATGAACTTAAGGTATTAACTAACGTAAATGCTACCTTGTGTAGAGTTGATCGCGGACCATTACCCGAATGGCACGATACGGCGGTAGCCGTAATTAAGTCGGGAGAAAATATTGCAACAGATAATCGTATGAGCATTGACTATCCGGGTGTTCATATTTCTGAATGGGGTTGGATTAATACAAAGGTTGACTATGTAATCGACAATAATTTCGATTTACCTTATTTGAAAGAACGAATCGGCGAAATTATTAGAGACGTCTAAAACGGCTATTTTGAGGTCAGGTTGCTAAATACCAATATAAGTTTATTAGATTTACAAGTGAGGGAAAATCAAATGAGTTCAACTCTTCAAAGCCCAGGTGCGCAGGTCACCGTAATAGATGAGAGCCAGTATCTAAGTGCTCCGGCTGGCACCGCTCCTCTTTTTGTAGTTGCAACAGCGCAGAATAAAACAAATCCTAGTGGAGTTACTGCACCTTATACAACGGCTAACACTGCCGGTCTTCTTACTCTTGAAACGAGCCAACGATCATTAATTAATGACTTTGGCGCTCCTATTTTTCAAAATGTACAAGGGACCCCGGTAAATGCATCAGAACAAAATGAGTATGGCTTAATGGCCGCTTATTCTGCTCTTGGTGTTTCCGATGCCGCCTATATTTTACGTGCTCCTGTAGATTTAAATGCATTAACTGGTACGTTAGCACCTCCGGTCGGCACTCCAGCCAACGGAACAATTTGGCTTAATGCCGCAGGCACAAAATGGGGTATTTTAGAATATAATGCGGCAAGTCAGAGTTTTGCAGCAATATCTACAACAAATACATCTGGACAGGGAAAACTTTGGATTGTTACCGATCCCTCACAAACTTCCGATGCAAATACCAGTGTACCCGTTAATACGATTGGAAAACCGGGGGATTATTCTGTAGTTTTGACTAACACCAGCAACCCAGTTTGGAAGCAGGATTATTTAGGAAATTGGGTCGAAGTAGGAACAGCTTCATGGCAAGCCGTTACTCCGGCAGTCATTGGCGCCGTTGTAAATCCGTCAAATATTTCTGGTGTACTAGATTTAAACGGAACTAACGTTGTATTATCTGGCGCAAATCTTATAACTACAATTTCTGAAATTACAGCGGCCAATGTACCAGGCGTGAATGCTTTTTCTATTGGAAACCGCCTAGCACTGTCTGTTACCAGCGCTGCCCCTAATAGTGTATTATCATTATCGGGTAATGTTGGGTTACAACTCGGAATTGCTAGTGCAAACATTTATGCGGCTGCATATCAGGTTAGTCCATACACAAATGTGCCGAAATGGAATGCAACAGATGCAACCCCAGAACCAACCGGAAGTGTATGGTATAATACTTCTATACCAGAAAGCGGTGCAAATATCTCCGTTCAGGTGTATAATTCTGCTAGCAATTCTTGGACACCGCAGGTTGTTACAATTGGATCATCCGATGCAATTCTTAATTATATCTTAGATCCTATCGGTGGCGGTATTAATATTCCAGCGGGTACATTTGCTGCAAATGCTGGAACACTAGCATTTACTACTACCTTGCTAGAACGCCAGGCAGGCGCAACCACGCTGTCTGGTACAAATTCAAATGTTAATCTAACTGGATCAGCACCGTTTACCTTTACCATTAACACAACGGTTCCAGGAAGTAATCAATACACAGGTAATGTAGTAATTTCATTTGCCGGATCGACAGCAAATGCGTTAATTAATGCAGTTAACGCAGCCGGTTTAACCGGGATTTCGGCTGGCTTTACTCATTTCAATACTATTGAAATTCAGAATACGAACGGTGGTTCTTTTTGCTTATATGACGGAGCAAATACACCATTAGAGCAGGTTGGTCTTCTAACAACCGGTGTTACTTTCGCAACGGTAAGTAATTGGGTAACTCCTTCCTATGTTGAAAGTTTAACAGCGCCAACGTCAGATCCTGCCAATGGTACATTATGGTTTTATGACGACCCTACGGTTGCCGATATCATGATTAATACTGGTACAGCATGGCTAGGATATAGAAATGTAACCGCTAATCTAGAAGCACGAGGATATAATTTAACGTTAACAGATCCTAGCGGTCCTATTGTAAGTGCAACTGTTCCGGTGTATCAGTCTACCGGTAATGTTGTAGTTAATGGTGATATCTGGATTAACACTTCCGATATAACTAATCTTCCGAATATTAACAGATATCAAAGTGGCGCATGGATTAAAATTAATAACGTCGATCATACAAGCAGCAACGGCGTTGTTTTTGCGGATGCCCGTTGGGCAACAACCGGTAATGTCGATCCAGCAACGAGCACGTTTACACCGATTAGTACATTGTTAACTAGCAATTATTTAGATTCAGATGCACCTAGTTATGCATTGTATCCGCGTGGAACCTTATTGTTTAATACACGACGAAGCGGTATGAATGTTAAACAATTTACAACTAATCATTTGATTAATGCTTCAGAAACTGCCGCATGGGTAACTGCTAGCGGTAATAATGAAAGTGGTGTGGCATATCTAGGAAGCGCGGCTCAGAGAAATGTAGTTGTACAAACATTGGTTGCCGCCATTGAGAATAGTGATCAGATATTAGAGGAACTTTATAATTTTGGATTAATATCTTGTCCCGGGTATCCAGAATTACTTTCAACATTAGTTACGCTGAATATTAATAGGGGAGAAACGGCATTTATTGTGGCTGATAGCCCAATGACACTAGCCGCGAATGCAAATGCTATTAACACTTGGGCCAATAATCTTAATGCTGCTCCTGCGGATGGAGTAGACGGATTAGTTACATTCTATGATTACGCAGCAACATATTATCCATCAGGATTAACGACTGATCTTAGTGGAAATAAAATTGTTGTTCCTGCTAGTTTCATGGCGGTGCCAACAATTATTCAATCCGATGCCAAATCATATCCCTGGTTTGCTCCAGCAGGCCCGCAACGAGGATTAGTGACTAATGCAACTTCTATTGGATATGTAGATGGGCAAACCGGTAATTTTGTAGTTAATTCCGTAGCGCAGAATTTGCGTGACATTCTATACCCAGCTAGTGTAAATCCAATTAGTAATGTTCCTGGAACTGGCCTAGAACTTTATGGACAGAAAACACGAGCAGCACTAATTAACGGTGAGCCAACAGCATTAAATAGAATCAATGTTGCTCGATTAGTAATCTATTTGAGAAATATGTTGAATAGTCTTGCTAATTCATTTACTTTTGAGCAAAATGATTCAATAACACGCCATAATTTTGGTTTCGATATCGGAAAGTTATTAAAGTCATTACAATCTCAGAGAGCAATTTCTGATTGGGCGGTGGATGTTTCTACAGATATCAATACTCAGTCAGCTATAGAGAATAATCAACTTTGGGCGGCGGTTGCAATTGCACCGATCACCGTAGCCGAATTTATTTATATTCCTGTAACAGTTTCTGCTGCTGGCACAGATTTGGGCGGCGGAGCAATTCAATATTAATTAGTTAAAAGAATAATAAAACGGATTGAAATTATATAATTTCAGTCCGTTTTATTATCGATGATAATTAAATTATCGTCTGGCGGATGCGGCCCAAATGTTTTAATTTCGTGCGGTAAAATAATACTGGCCGATACCTCTTTTATATGTAATACATCCTCAATAATAAAAATTCCACTTGCTGCTAGATATTTTGGCATAGTATTTGCGGCTAAAATTTGATGCTCAATAAAATGTGATCCGTCGTCGATAATAATATCGAAATTTCCCTCTAATTTGGTGGAGATAGCATTTAATGAATCTTCATTTCCGGCATCGCAGTAATAAGAATGAATTCTGTCTTCAGATATTAGACATGAAGTATTAATATCCAGACCAAAAATTTCAGCTTCGGGAAAAAAATCTCTCCACATTCTAAGGCTTGATCCTCGAAAAATTCCTATTTCGAGTAATTTTTTAACTGGTTTGTTTTTGAATAACTCGTAATAGAAGGGAGTGTAGTGATGATAATTTGATGGTTCTTTATCACATCCATATTTTATTGCAATTTTACAGAGTTCTGTCATTAAATTCTCCTATTGTCACTATTTATTTTTGCTTTTGGAACTGTGTTTTAGAAAAAATTGAATCTTGTATAAATACAAGTAACAGATTTATGTAATAGGAGATTAAAATTATGGGAACCGCGAGCCTTCTAAATTTTACAGTTCCACTATCTGATATCGGAATTCCGGCATCGGGCCAAGGCCTGCTAATGCCTAAATTATCATATCGTTTTCGGGCATTATTTATCGGCTTCGGCGTTGCAAATCAGACAACCGAATTAACAAAACAGGTAATGAATGTAAAACGCCCTTCATTGAAATTTGATGAACAAACAATAGATATCTATGGTAGTAAAGTTCATTACGCTGGCAAGCCGGCTTGGGATCCCACAGATATTACGCTGCGTGATGATATGCTAGGTGAAGTATCGGCATTGGTTGGGCAGCAAATTCAGAAGCAATTTGATTTCCAGAATCAGAGTTCCGCTTCATCTGCCACTGATTATAAGTTCGAAATGTTATATGAAGTATTGGATGGCGGAAATGGTACTAACGAGCCAGTAATTCTCGAAACATATGATCTAGTTGGATGCTGGCTAACAAATGTAGATTACGGCGACAATGATTATTCGAAATCTGACCCATTGACTATTAAAATGACAGTTAGATTCGATAACGCGCTACAATCTCCCCTCGGTATCGGTAGTGCAATCAGTCGGACATTAGGCACAATCGCAATTTAAATTATATTTTGTTTGAATGGGCTGAATTTTTCAGCCCATTCTCTTTGTCTGCTATCGCATAAATACTTACATGGGAACTCTTCAATCTGTCCTTTCAACCTTGCAATATGCATCGCAACCAGATATTAATTTGCGTGATTATCGACACGCGGCTAAAATTTTTGGACCAAATAATAGTAGCTTATTGCCTAAATCCAAAAATTGGTTTCATATTTATTTTCAACTGAATCCTGCGGTTGTAACGCAAGTAAATCAAAGTTTATCATCCGCTACCTCCAGCGATAGAATTAATTGGAAATCAGCAAACCTTCCGGTGTTAGGTGTGCTAGCGAGAACAGTTTCATTACCAAATATTAAATTTGAGGTTAAGAAAAATAATCAATATAATAGATGGTCTTTAAATACAGTTAAGACAAATTATGAGCCAATATCAATTACAATGTGGGACGATACTATCAATGTAATCGATCATTTTCTTTATGCATATTATCAATATATGAATGCCGACCCCAATTATGTTAATTGGAGTTCTTCCCAAACACAAGGAATGAATATACCATCTCAATGGGATCAATCAACCGGAAATATTAGTTCAGTTTATAGCCCGACATTTGGCAGTTTTGGATTAGATACTTCTAAAACAACGTCTACCGGAGTCCAATTACAAGCCGCCCCAGGATCTAGTTTTAACAGAACAAATTCATTTTTTGAAAGTATTAGAATTTATCAATTTAATAGATCGGTTAATAAAACCATTGGGCCTGAATATAATGAGTTTGTACTTGTAAATCCTGTTATTACCAGTTTTGAGCATGATACCTTAGATTTTGGCACGTCTGAATACATGACAAATAAAATGTCAATAGAATATGAAACTGTATTGTATAATTCTGGGCATCTAAATAACGATGAAGTTGCAAGCTGGGATTCGGTTACTGCAACATTATTCGATAATACTAAAAGCCCGCTAGGACAGCCTGGTATAGGATCAGCAATTTCATCTATTATTAATACAACCGAGGGTGCTATCGGATTAGCTTCTACTGTAGGTAGTAATAAAGGCGGAATAACTTCGGTTGCAACAGTTATGGCAGAAGCTAGTGGCGGTGTTAATTTATTGAATTCGGCAGTCGAAGTCGCATCCGGAAGTTCAATTATTGGAGTACCGACAGCGGCTAAGGGATTTGGAACAAGTGGTAATCCACCATTATCGGTTGGCGTATAATGAGAATCTTTGAAATACAAGAAAATAGTCCTCAAGCAACATTAATTAATATCGAGGCATCCGATATATATAATTTTCTATCGGAAAAATGTCCAATTGCGGTTTCATCTCCTATAAACATTTATCGAGGAATAAATACCGTACATGTCAATAAACTGATATATGGAGACAGCAGAACTATAGAACGTGTATCGGCAAATACTGAAAATTATTATACATTAATTATAGATAATTTTTTACCTGAATGGAATCGATATCCTAAAAGATCAAAAAGTTTTATTTGCACATCTGATTTAGATGACGCATCGTGTTATGGGACTGTTTATCAAGTATACCCTTTAAATAACCCACTAGTGGGAGTCTGCCCCACTTCTGATTTTTGGAATGCATTTGAAAATTTAAACCTTGGCAGTTTTTCGTACTACTTTAAATCGTTCGCGTCTTATTGTGATATGATACCCATAGACAATATACAAACAGTCTCAAAGATTATTGACGCTTTAAATAAGAATTGGCATGTACTATTAAAATCAGAAGATTTTGTAGAGCACATATGCGACAATTTTTCAATAAGTTTTGAAACGTTAAGCAAATTTACATCTTTTTCCCAAGCGCTTAGTCACGCGCTAAATCCAGGGAAAAATTTTTTCGGGCTTTATAAATTATCAGTTTTGCCTACACTCACTGATTCTCATGAACTATGGTTTTCTGGGCCCGCCTATTTTGTTGAGGAGGAATATTAATGGCTATTATTAAAACAAAAAATTCCTATATTGAACGTAATAACTTCGACTATGTTCAGGCCTATGCTGAAAGCCAGAGCTCGAATGCGGTGGTAGTCTCAGAATTAGTTCAAATGTATGTTTTGATAGCCCAAAACATGAGCATAACTCCTGCGGCCCTAATTCAGCAAATTAAGAGTGGAACTATTTCCCCGATAATGTTAGCTGCACAATTAAATTCAGTTAGAACACGGAATGCGTTGATAGGTGTTGCATCAAATCAAGGAACACCTGTTTTTATTGCAAGGGAGATCGCAGCATAATGGGAAAATGGGCAAAAGGTTTATATCAGGTAAAGAATAAAGAGAAATATATCGGCCAACGAATTCCAACATACCGATCGTCGTGGGAGTCTACGTTTATGCTATTTCTCGATAACCATCCGAGTATCCTTCAGTGGGCAAGCGAATCGATAGCTATCGGATATAGAGACCCATTAACAGGAAAAAATAAACGATACTTTCCTGATTTTTTCATTATCTATCTTGACGCAGACGGTGTTAAACATGCTGAAATTATCGAAATTAAGCCTACTAATCAAACAGGGCAAGTAAAGACAAAGAGCAAAATTAATCAGGCTCAGATTTTAAAGAATCATGCAAAATGGAATGCGGCATTAGCATATGCCGCTAAAAATGGATGCTCGTTTCGAATTTTAACGGAATTAGAACTCTTTAAGAATCCAGGTAAAAAATAATGCCAGAGAATTTTCATTATTCGGCGCAGTTAAGAAATTGGATATTGCAGGTGATTCGAGTTTTCTCGGGATTGCAAGTTCAATATAATGTCGATGCATCGGGAAATCAATTGTATATGACCGTACCTATTATTTGGGGTGACGGGTCAATGCAAGCTGCTACAATTCAACGACTAAACTCAGAAAATATGATGCCGACTATTCCGATGATGAGCATCTATATTAATAATTTAAAATATGATAGAAGTAGATCGCAGGATCCAACGTATGTTGATTCAAAAAATTTAAGAACGCGGCAGTATGATCCTATATCAAATACGTTTTTACCTCTACAAGGAAATGCATATACTATTAAACGACCTATGCCCGCGCCATATAAAATGGAAATGCGGTTAGATATTGTCACTAGTAACACGCAGCAAAAAATGCAAATTCTTGAACAAATTTTGCCGCTGTTTAATCCTGCGATGGAAATTCAGAAAAGCGATAATTTTTTGGCATGGGACAGTTTAAGTTATCTTGAATTAACAGATACTATCTGGTCTAGTAGAACAATACCGGTTGGTCAAGGAACCGATACTACCTATGACATAACGACGCTACAGTTTGAATCTCCAATTTGGATGACATTATCAGCTAGTGTTAGTAAGATGAATGTTATTTTTAAAGTAATAACAGATATTATTGAATTATCAGATTGCAATGATTTAATGTTCGGCACGCGATCAGTAGTAACATTTAATAACTATGGAATTTTTGTGCAAAATGGTATAATTAAAATACTGAAACAAGGATTAACGTCGCCTAATATTGTGGGCGTATATGGTCAACCTCAAGATTGGGGCGCTATTTTATCTAGTTATGGAAATTTACGACCAGGAGTTTCACAGATATCTCTTAGTTATGCTGATAATGCAAATGAAGTTATCGGAACTATTACTATTGATCCTTCGGATTCAACTAATATGTTATATAATATTGATGAAACTTCTTTACCCATTAATACAATCCCACCGATAACAGGCATTGTAAATCCGATGGAAGTCGCGCCTGGCTTTGGATTACCGTTTCCAACATCTGGCCAGAGTTATTTATTAACGGGAAATATCGGAAGTCAATTTCCATATGATAATTATGCAAATGTTAATTTGATAATAGAATCTGGTTCAGATTTAGAAACTGAAACAGATATTGATCTGATATCAGAATGGCCCTTATATGTAGGTACGGCATCAGCTAACATTAACGATATTATCACATATAATAGCAATAGTAATGCATGGATAACAACATTTTCAGCAAATAATAATGTTGGTAATATTCAATTTGTGGAGGATATCGGTAATGGGGTTCAGTACCAATGGAACGGAAACACATGGATTCAAGCGGTTGACGGTCCTTATACTGCCGCTAATTGGAGTTTAATAATCTAAATGAAAATTAATACAAATCTAGAAGAAGAATTCAATCTTGCTCCTATGAGTTTAGCCGATGATACCGTAAAAGAAATGGCGATTGAAGTTGTTCAACCAGCGACATTAGATCGATATAAGGAATTAGATAAAATTGAAGCTGCATTGCCTCAGGTATGTGGATTAGATGCGACCGATTTAGAGCTTGATGAATTAGCTAATTATGCAATTACAGCACATAAAGACTTAATGGATCTTTCGATGAACATAGAACAACGATTTGCCGGAGAAATAGCGGGGGCTGCCGCAAATATGTTAGGCCATGCCGTTACGGCTCGTACGAATAAAATTAAGAAAAAATTGGATATGATTGCTCTTCAGATTAAGAAGCAAGTTGCTGATGGGAAAACAAAATCAGCAGAAGAGCCCATAGACGGCAATTCTACTACGTTCACCCGTAATGAGTTGTTGGCTCAATTGTTGAAGAAACCAATAGAACCTGATAAATAGATATAGAGGTTTATAATGAAAAAATTTAGCGAATATCTTTTTGAAAGTGTTAGAAATTACGAATATACCGTGAAGCTCTTGTTTAAACCAACGGACGATATATTAACTAAAATCGAGCGGGCTCTTTCTAGGTATGAATTAGTTGATATTACGGCCGTTCGTAGCCAACCCATTAAGCGGGTTGATAAAGATTTTCCAGGCATTAGTAATCCGGAAACTTATATTTTTAATGTTTCGGTTGCTTATCCTGCTCCGGCAGAATTTATTCGGCATACAATCGCTAACATTGGCCTCGAATTAGAAACAGTTTCGGTTGTGACTTCCGACCACGAAGCTAGTGTGGATAAAGAAGATTTCGAAATTGCCGCTAATACGAGCGATAAGGCATTATTGGATCAAGATTATCCAAAACAAGATAATAAAGTAATTGCCGATGCTAATTACGGGGACGAATATAATTCTAGATTGGTTAAGAATGCCGCTGGAAGCACAGATCAAATTATACCAAAAGAATTACGAAAAGAAAAAGGCAAGACATTGAATGATCCTGAATTTAAGATAGGTGAGAAATCTGCAATGGGTAGCTCAAAAAATAAATTACCTAAAGTTACGAGCTTTGCTCGATAGGGAGTAATCATGAATTTCGACTTCAGTCGTATATTAGCTACTTTTAATTCATTACAGTCAAATACTATGAGTGCAACGCCGCCCACTTCTGTAGTTAAGGAAGCCGGAAATTTTACCCCATCTAATTGGGGTGATCGTATTTTTGATGTATGGTCTGGAATTGCTCCCGATTTAATGTCGGTTCGTGGAATTGATGGAGAAGGTGCGAGGGAGGCGGTAAGTGATCGTTTATATGATGAATATGGCGATTCCTGGAGAAATCTGACGCATTCTACCAGGGAGGAATTACTTCGAACTTATCTTAGCGATGACGAAGTCGAAGCTGCTCAGCCGATGGCCGCAGATAATTCTTATGATTTTGAAGACGAAGTTACATTTAATGACAATTACGAATCAGAGGAGGATATTGACACCCGGGCAGCACAGCAGGATGATGAAAATGCCGCTCGTATGCCTGAGTCAAACGACGAAGCGCAATATTGTCCTAATTGTGGTGAAGTATTCGACTCGAGTAAAACTGAGTGTCGTAATTGTAATTCAGCTCTTAAGCCCTTTGTATCAGAAAGTATTTCTCGAAAGAAAAAAGTAACCGAATCCGTTTGCAATAATTGTACGGCTGATGGTGTAATTCCTTGCCAGGTATGTAATGGCCATGCCGGAAACGATAAGTGTTCAGAATGCAAGGGAACCGGTGAAATGAATTGTCCAGAATGTAATGGGCAAGGATATATTACAGATAAAAAAATGAAAAAGATTAAAGAAGCCTATCGGGAAGACGACGAATTTGAAGAAGGTGCGGATGATTATTGCGAGGGTTGTTTCAAACGAGTAGCTAATCATGAATGTGACGAAGGATTACTTTGTGATGTCTGCTATCATGATATATATGGTGATCGAGATCCTCTAGATGAATGCCAATATTGTGAACCGGAAGAATCTAGCGTTAATATTACCACAAGTTATGATAGCAAGACCAGTAGAAAGTCTATTACCATAACAGCCGATAATGATAAAGCCGAAGAGTTAGCTAGAATTATTGAATTATCTGGGTTAAATTCTTCTGCTCCTATTTCTCAAGCAGAGCCAAAAGAAATTTTGATGGAACCAGATACTGAAATGAATATGAGTGAATCAAAATTTGATAGCAATGAAGATTTCGAAGATGTTTGTCAAAATTGCGGCAAAGTAATTCATAATGATAGATATAATGGATTATGTAGTAAATGTTATGATAAAAAACATACGTTAGATGAAGCAAAGAGTTACTCAATTCAGGCTCGTAAGACTAAAACTTCTCCTGTAACTTATCTAAGTTTAACTCCTACTAAATGGGTTACTTCAAAAGAGAAGGCGTTTAAGTTTGATGATCGTGAATCTGCTGTAACTAAGGCCACGGCTATTAAGGGAAAGAATGAAGTTGTGGATGTTAAGGTTGTACCAAATCTTAATGAATCGAAGTTAAATGAATTTCATGCACGGGGACACGAATGTGATTTTTGCGGTAACCCATTATCCCAAGATGATTATATTGCTTCCGGAAAGTGGAGTTATAAATGCGGATCTTGTGGGTTTAAATACAATCATGGTGGGGAAACTCCCGAAGCTCAAATTAGAGCTCAATTAAAAAGTGGCAAAATTGATCAAGGTGATTCTTATTCCTATCTTGATGAATCAGCGGAGCCAAAAAGAATTAAACATCCCGGGGTTAGGTGCAGCGCAGCAGATTGCAAAAAAACCGCTCGATGGAGAATGAAGGATGGTAAAATGATGTGTGATAATTGCAAGACAGCAAACGATAAAAAGGTTGATGAATCATTAACGCCCTCTAGAAAATCAACCGGGCTTAATGGTGCGCCGAAAGCATGGGCGAATGAACCAAATGAGCAAATTGCTCATTGGAGGGCGGTGTGTGATGATACTCAGGGATTGAGCCAGTCGCACGATATGTTCCCAAATCGTATTGGTGATAACCCATTGAAGGTTGCGGTTAATAAAATTGATAAACCGTTGCATGAGAACGCAAAGGTTAATGCAATTGCTGAAAATTTAGCAGGTAAATTTAAAACTCTGGATGAGGGCTTGGGCAAGGAAATTAAACGTGGTCTTGCTGGATGGGATCCTGAATTGGATGCAACACCAAAATCCGTTATATCTAGAGTTAGAAAAATGACAATCCCAGAATTAAAGAAGATGCTAGCAAACCCAGATACTACTGCAAAGCATTCTCCTGCAGGACTTCAGCAGAAAGCAATTCGACAAGAATTAAAACGTCGAGGAGTAAATGAAACGGTTATTAATGAAAACGAAGAGCAAACTCTTAGGGAAAAATTATCGGCATTGAAAAAAAGATATAATATGGCGGTATCAGCAAAAGCTCCTAATAGGCATGCCATTAAAGCCGAAATAGAGCGAGTTAAAAATAAACTTGCTGATTCTGTACCTAGCGAATCATTAACGGAAAATGATGCAAAATATACGGCCAATCAATTAAATTTTAAACATTTAGAAAGTAAGTTAGCTAATTTTGGATATACGCATAGTCCGGAAGAGGAAGAATCCGGTAATCATTCTTCTCATGTTTTTACTCGTGGTGATGGTGATTTTATCACGGTATCAAAAGATGGCAAGTTTGATTGGGCAATAAATGATGAGTTTGGCTTTTCAAAAGAAGGTACCGGCAGGACAGCATTATTACAAACTTTAACCTTTCAAAAAGGTAATCCAATGGATTCATTAGATACATTTCCCGAGGTAGATTCAACAGAATTATCGCATGAGGATTTGGATGATTTACTTGATGTGCCAGCAAAAAAGAAATTTAATGCTTGCTCTAGATGCAGCGGAACAGGTAAAGTTGCAGGGCTAACATGTTCAGAATGTTTTGGTGAGGGAACCGGTAAGTGGGGAGATGAATATTATGACTAATGTTAAAAATAGTGTTGAGTTACTTAGATCATATTCTGATCTAATAATGGAAGCCGAAAATGATGTAGAGCCGTCAACTGAACCTGCAGCGCAAGATCATCAATTTGATTTTAGCCAGCCTGCGGCTACTGACGACGATCCTGTTGGGCAGTTAGCAGACTATTTAGAAGAGGCTAATGAAGAAGATGATTTTACCCAGCTTATTCAGCAATTTTTAAAAGATAAAAATTATGAAATAGTTCCGACTCGAGGATTAGAAAATCTAATTGGTAATGTATAATGGAAAGATCTATTAGTCCAATACGTGCTAGAAGATTAGGGATGCTTGCCGAAACAGCACACGGTTCTATTCATCCTGAGCAATCGGCGGCGATACCGAATCCTACTTGGTACCCAAACGGGGACCAATATTTTCACATGAGATCTATGATAATGGCTGCAAGTTATCCTGATGAGCCAAAAATTGCTCCTTATGGTCCATATGAAGATCAAGCCTTTAGTGCAGCTTATACCCAACAAGAACAAGATATGATTGATAAAGCGTCGGCCTTATGCGGGCATCCAGGTAAAAAATTGGGAAATAGAAATAGCGCAGAGACTCCTGAAATTCATAAACACTCCCCTAACAATCATAATTCTGGTGCGCATCCAAAATAATGTATTATTGCGAAGAATTTACAGAGTTAATTGGAACTATAGCAATACCAGGAAAATATCATAACTATAACTCAGGGAAGAATTCATAATGCACATAAATGAAATTATTAAGTATGGAGAAATAAAGCCCGGAGGTAAATTATTATTGACTCCGGAGCAGCTTAATGATGCAATTGCGTTTATTAAACGTAGGTGCAAAAAAATTCTAGAGGACTATCGTAAAACAAATCGAATTTTTTATCGAGGTACCTATGAAAATGGGTCAAATATTTTTATAGGAAAACCGTTTAACGATCGACGCCCTAGAGATACCGACCGGCGTAATCAGAAATTAATTGATGATAAACTATCTAAGATGGGATTTACGGCTCTCCGAAAAAATAGTATTTTTGTAACTGCTTCGGGTATGGATATTGCACATTATGGAGATCGATTTGTTATTTTTCCTATTGATGGGTTTTCGTATATGTGGACTCCGGCAGCCAATGATTTAACAGCCGAGTATTCTTTATCAAATTACTATGAGGATAGTAATTCTTTTCAGGAAGATTTACATAATCTAACGGCAAAAGAGTTCGTTGACAAATATAAATTTAAAAATAATGTAGGTATATACAATGCCTTGCGATCGAGTAGTGAAGTTTGCATTCATGGAGCATATATCGCTATACGGGCAGACGAATTATCTTTTCCTATTATTATGTATGAATTATTTGGTGATGCCACGGCTGAAAAAATTATACTTTCCGTATTACGTGCAACTGGGAATTTTTTAAAATATATTATAAATCCAACGGAAAAAATGATTTTGACCGCCTGCGCGTCGTCGGGAGTAGCATTAAAATATGTTAAAAATCCCTCTAGAAAACTAATTCTATATGCCTTAAAACATAAACCTGCTGCAATTGAATTTGTTACGGATCAAGATGAAGAAATGCAACTTTTTATAGCTAGACACAATGCATGGTTATTCAGATATCTGAAAAATCCTAGTGAAAAGGTTAAAGAAATTGCGGTATCTCATGAGCCTCGTTTAATAAATTCAATTAAAAATCCTAGTGAAAAATTAAAAAAAATTGCTTTGCAAAATGCCAAAGATCCATGGGTTCTCTGTAATTTATTACAGCAAGTATCTGTGAGTGACAAACTTATATCAATAGCGATAAAAAGTACTCCCGATGTTATTGAATTTATTAAATTTCCGACAAAAGAAATGCAAATGGCGGCTGTATCCCGTGAGGGGTTAGTTTTACGTTTTTTTAAAAACCAGGCGTCACCTGAAGTTCAATTAGCCGCGGTTACTCAAAATCCAAGTGCGATTATGTATATACAAAATCCTTCAGAGGAAATTCAAATTGCCGCGGTTACTGCTGCTCCATTTGTGGTGTATGATATTCCTCATGCTTGCGCTGCCGCAATTAAAATAGCGCAAGCGAACGGGGTGAAGTATCGTGCTAATTAATGAAATTTTTAAACCCGGGCGAATAATATCTGGCCAAACGACCTACGTAGATAAAAATAGAGCCACGGAAATCGCTGAGTTTATTCAACGTAAATGTAAAATTATTTTATCAATGTATAACGACACCCATCGAATTTTATATCGCGGTCAAGGTCTACGTGATGATGTTAATAAAGAAATTTTTATTGGCAAGCCACGCATGGATAGAATGCCAAAAGATACCTTCCCAGCAATACATCACGCCCTCGATAAAAAGTTAAAAGCCGCGGGATTTTTGGCACGACGAGGAAATAGTTTATTTGTCACCTCGGCAGAAGATAGAGCTAACTCTTATGGACGTAAATATGTAATCTTTCCATTAGACGGGTTTAAATATACGTGGACTCCGATCGCGCAAGATCTTACGTCGGATTTAGGTCTATATGATTACTCGAATTCTAGATTTGCAACCGATTTACAAACTCTTAATGCCTATGCCTTTGTAGAAACATATGATTTTAAAAATAGCTCTGAACTAGAACGCGCACTTCTTAATGGCAACGAGGTTTATATTCGAGGAACATATATTGCGATATATGCCGATAGTTCACTATTTTTAGAAGTATTTAAAAAGTTAATGCCAGTAGATGCGATTATATTAACTCGATTAACGACTCACGGAGATTATATAGAGCACGTTAAAAATCCGTCCGATTTAATGATAAAGTTGGCAATTAAAACATATCCGGCCGCATATAGATTTTATAATAATCCGACAGATGAAATGAAATTTATTGCACTGCGTTTAAATCCCTATGTTTTAAGATATATGGAAAATCCTTCAGAAGAAATAAAAGAATTCGCTATTAAATACGATGCGTTTACAATTATGATGATTAAAAACCCGTCGGAAAAATTACAGTTAATCGCGGTTAGCCGACAGCCTGAAATTATTTTACAACTGCTTCAACAAGGTGTAGCCTCGGAAAAGGTAAAATTAATGGCAGTAGAAACCCATCCAGACGTAATTCGTTATATTAACCATCCGTCGAAAGAAGTACAAATAGCTGCTGTGACGGCCAGCCCTAGTATTATTGCCCATATAGATAATCCATGCGAAGAAGCTAAAGTAATAGCAGGTATAAAATGAGTAGTTATTTGGAATCCGCTGTAATTAAAAAACCTCATCAAAAAATGTCTTATACTCCCGAGCAACTGCAAGAATTTGCAAAATGCGCAGATCCTGTAACGGGCCCACATTATTTTTTGTCTAATTATTTTTATGTTCAGTGCAAAGGAAAAATTAAATATAAACCATATTCTTATCAAGACAAGTTAATTGATGTATACCACAATAACAGGTGGTCGATTTCGTTACTTCCTCGGCAATCAGGCAAATGTTTGACGGCTAGCATAAATGTAACTATAAGGAATAAAAAGAAAGAAGTATATATTATTCCTATAGGAGTATTTTATGAATATGAATTTGCAAAGCGGGCCGGAACAGACTTACCAGATATCAGTGAGTATAGACAGCCTGGGGAAAGAACACTCACAAAGAAAATATAAAAAGAATTGCGAATATTGTAATAAAGAAATTGAAGGTAGGATTATTAAACGATTTTGTAATATATCTTGTAGTAAGGCGTATAATGATGACCAATATTTTTCTAGAAAAATAGAATATGATGATTCTTATTGGCATTCTGATGCAAAAACAAGTGTTATTAGAGAATTAGCTCGGGATAGAGCAATTAACGATATGGGATTTGAAGTGTTACATGTAGCCGAACATGATTTTAAAACTAATAAAGATATGGTGCTTCGACAATGTCTAACTTTTCTGAACAAATAGAACGAAAATTCGTTGATACCATCGAATCCGATGAATGGGAGATTGAAACGGATTCCGGGTGGGAACCTATATCTGTTATTAATAAAACTGTTCCTTATGAAAAATGGCATCTTGAATTAGAAAATACCGCATTGGATGCTGCCGATACACATATTGTTTTCGATGAAAATATGAATGAAATATTTTTAAAAGATATACAAAATAATCAATTAATTCAAACAAAATTTGGCCTGCAAAAAACTAAAAACATATTTTCATGCAATGAATCCGAAAATATGTTTGATATTACTGTGGATAGTCAAAATCATAGATTTTATTCCAACGATATTCTTAGTCATAATACAGTCACTGCTGCTGGATATTTATTGTGGTGCGCAATGTTTATAAGTGACCAGACAATTCTTATTGCAGCCCATAAATTTACCGGCGCTTCAGAAATTATGTCACGTATAAAATTTGGATATGAAAATATGCCCGATTTTATACGTGCCGGAATAACGGAATATAATAAGCAGAGTATTGTATTTGATAATGGCTCAAAAATTGCTTCACAAACAACAACTGAAACAACTGGTCGAGGTATGAGCATAAACATCTTATACCTTGATGAGCTCGCGTTTGTTAAAAGACAGCAAGTTGCTAGAGAAATGTGGACATCTTGCAGTCTTACCTTAGCGGCTACTGGTGGTAAGGCTATTATTACTTCAACACCGAATAACTCTGATGATTTATTTGCGGAAACATGGAATGCGGCAAATAAAACTGAAGATGAATTGGGTAATACTTTACCTAATGGAGTAGGAATAAATGGATTCAAAGCATTCAGGGCATATTGGTATGAGCATCCTGAGAGGGATGATGCCTGGGCAGCAATGTGGCGAGAGAAAATCGGCAATGAACGATTTGAACGCGAAATTCTGTGCCGCTTCGTTACCTATGAAGAAACACTAGTTTCACCAATTAAATTAAGTGAATTGACTGGTGTAGATCCAATCGAACATATGGGGCAAATTAGATGGTATACGACTCCAGAAAAAAATAGAACATATCTTGTTGCATTGGATCCGAGTTTTGGCACTGGAGGAGATCCGGCGGCTATTCAAATATTAGATGCAATTTCAAAGATACAATGCGGAGAATGGTGTCATAATAAAACTCCCATTGAAGGCCAAGTAAAAATTTTGACAGAAATTACAACCTATCTCACCGAGATAGCTGGAATTAATAATGTATTTTATTCTGTTGAAAATAATTCTGTGGGTGAAGCGACATTAGTGACTATCCGTGATATTGGAGAGGAAAATATTCCAGGCATATTTTTATCCGAGCCAATGAAATTGGGGCAAGCAGCAAAATTTAGGAAAGGATTCTGTACAACCGGCTCAAGTAAAAGAACAGCTTGCTCAAAATTAAAACAACTAATCGAATCAGATAAATTAACGGTAAAAAGTAAAAAATTGCTTTCAGAACTAAAAACATTTATTAGTATGGGTAATTCATATGAGGCAAAAATAGGCGAAACAGATGATTTAGTTACCGCAATGTTGACTATTGTTCGTATGTTAGATTCTATAAAAAATTATATTCCTGGATTGGATGATGATCTTAGAGAGATTGAAATGCCTCTACCATTTTTTGTTGATCTATATTAATAGTTTTCGTATAAATATAACAGAGGGTTACCATGCCAAAAGTTATAGATAATGTATCAACCAATTTGTATGACTTTTTAAAGTCGCGATTTGAGCTAGGAGAAAGTGTAGATGAGAATGGTGTATCTACTTTAGATCCATCAAAGATGATGTGTTTTACCTTTGATTATGTAGATAAGCACGGAGAGGATGTTGGATGTGTGGTAATTTCGCTCTTAGAAGATCAAGATAGTGCTAATTCTATCAAAATTTATTTTGGCGACGAACTTGCAAATGTTGAATCAGAAACCCAGAAGGAATGGATGAAATTTCTTGGTGAGATTCGATTATTTGCAAAAATGCACATGCTAGGATTTGATGTTAGAAATATTAATAAGTCAACTATTACTCGAAGAGATATAGCGCCAATGTTTGAGAGCACATTTGGACCAATCGATGGCACGGTTAGAACTAGCAAACAACCATTAGAAAATATGCAGATTATTATTAAGCATACCGATAGAGTTGATCCAAAGGTTAAGAATAGTCGTTCACGTAAAATCCAGAAAATTTATCTTTCGAGTGCAGCCGGTGAAAAATTTTTGCTACCTTTTAAGAGCTTAATGGCTGCAAGAGCAATGGCTCGGCATATTTTTAATGGTGGCACACCGTATGATACGATTGGATCCAATATTTGTCATATGGTAGCGGAAATGGCCGCATTAGCTTCTTTTGTACGACATATGAGTTCAAGAATTGACACGCCGGAAGCAATTAATGCTCTTAATTCTGCAAAAGAACGATGCACAGAAATTAAGCATCAGTTGGGCAGACTTAGCTCGCAAGGTGGATATACAAAGATTACACCAGAACTCGAGTCTGCATCTGTAGATTTTGACGATGATACTGATACAGATTTTTTTGGTGAAGAGTTAGACGACAAAAATAAATCTGCGCTGCCGTATGTTATGAGAGCTTATCATAATAAATCTAAACTCCCGGAAGAAGGCGAGTTTGAGCAATGGGCAAATAATAAACAGATCGCGGAATCTGTTCCTTTTCATAGTAAATTGATTAAATGGGCCGAATCAAATAAAATTTTCCCTAACTTAGAGCAGGCGATTATTCAGGTAAAACAGCCAAAGTTATATACAGAGTTGCAGCGACTGCGAACTGGCCGTGCCACTTCAAATTTAGTGCATGAAAAGAAAAAAGAGATTTTAAAAGCAATGACCTTAACAGAAGCAGATGAGCCAGCCGCGGCTGGCTGTGCTAGTCCGTTTACCACGCCGGATTTAAAAAGAGTTAAGGAATTTCACAGTAAAAAAGAATTAGATAAATTAAAGACAACTAATGGTGAAGCGAGTCCTTTTTCATTGTTATCAAAATCAGAAGAATTAGATGATGAAAATTTAGTTGAAAGTGAAATGCGAGATATCGTACGACTTTCGGGCTCGGCACATGGAACTCGCTGACGATGTTCAACAATATTGGAAAACAATGCGGCCTCGATTACAACAAATGATAACCGAGGTCGTAAAAAATAGAGCCTCACTCCAGAAGAAAATAAACTATTTAGATCATTATATGCGGCATGCCTCATATCCTAATAAAGAAAAAGCAATGAATCATATAGATGCTCTGATACAAGATGTTATTAATAATAAAAATAATAATTGAAGATTTTTCTTGCTTTATGATAAATAGTTGTGTATCATATAAAGAGTAACACAAATGGTAACTGTACTATTAAACATGGAACTGTAATATTAAACATGGAATACAAGGAGAACTAACATGGGTAACGCACTCGCTGAAATCAGGGCTCGTCTAGCAGCCGCTGAAAAAACCAAAACATTTACAAGTGATAATGCATTTTTTCCGTTTTGGAATGGAAAACCTGATAGCACCTCAACCGTACGATTTCTTCCTGATGGTGATACCACTAATCCCTTCTTTTGGGTAGAAAAACTTCAGATTAAGCTCCCATTTTTGGGTATTAAAGGTGGAGATTCAAAGCCAGTTACAGTAAGTGTACCTTGCGTTGAAATGTTCCCGAAGTCCGAATATCCGCAAGGCTGCCCTATACTAGCCCAAGTTCGAGCATGGTATAAGGATCCTAGCATGAAGGAAACAGCCAATAAGTATTGGAAGAAGCCATCTTATCTTATGCAGGGATTTGTTCGAGAGAATGCCGTTCCAGATGATAAGGCTCCGGAGAATCCAATCCGTAAGTTTTCACTTAACAAGCAACTTATCAATTTAGTAAAGGCTGGCCTTAGGGATGTCGATATGGAAAATATTCCCAGTGATTATGAAAAGGGAACTGATTTCCGTATCGCTAAGACGCAAAAGAGCCAATATGCAGATTATGGTACAAGTTCTTATGCACGACGTGAATCTGCACTTACACAGACTGAATTAGATGCAATTGAGCAATATAAGTTGAGTAACTTGTCTGAGTTACTTGGCAAGAAGCCCACCGACATTGACCTTAAGGTTATTGTTGAGATGTTCGAAGCATCAGTTGATGGAGAAGAATATGATCCTGAACGTTGGGGTAAGTTTTATCGTCCATCAGGCATGAAGTTTGATAAGGGCGACGAGTCAACCGTATCTACTTCTCTTACCGAGCAGCTTCCTGCTGCCAAGGTTTCAGAAGTAACACACGAAGAAGCGACAAGTTCTTCACCGGTTAAAACGGTTCCTGCTCCGGCTAGCAATCGTCCATCTGCTGAAGATATTTTAGCAAAGATTAAGGCTCGCGGCCAGGCAAAGTAATAATCCTTTCTAACATGAGGCCAGTTTAATACTTGGCCTCATCCCCATTAACAATTTAAAATAAAAGGAGTATTACTTATGGGTAAGCCTTTCGATGTAGCAAAATTTAGACGTGGAATCACTAAATCAATTCCTGGAATGTCTGTAGGATTTCGCGATCCAAAAACTTGGATTTCAACCGGTAACTATTGTCTTAATTATTTAATTTCCGGAAGTTTTACTGCCGGGGTACCTTTAGGTAAGGTTTCTATTTTGGCTGGTTCACCGGGTGCGGGAAAATCTTTAGTAGCATCCGGAAGTATCATTAAAAATGCGCAGGCCCAAGGAATTTATGTAATTTTAGTAGATTCGGAAAATGCGCTCGATGAGGCGTGGCTACAAGCTATTGGTGTAGATACCAGTGACGAGAAACTATTAAAACTTAACATGGCAATGATTAATGATGTTGCCAAAATGATTAATGATTTTGTTCAGCAATATCGGGATATTCCAATTGAGGATCGTCCAAAAGTATTGTTCGTTATCGACAGTCTTGGTATGCTTTTAACACCTACAATGATTGACCAGTTTGCCGCTGGCGAGTTAAAAGGCGATATGGGTATTAAGGCAAAACAGTTAAAGGCACTTATTATTAATTGTGTTAACATGTTCGGGGATTTAGAAATTGGCATGATAGCAACCAATCATACTTATTCTTCGCAAGATAAATATACAGACGATATTATTTCCGGCGGAAGCGGCCCCCTTTTCGCCGCAAGTATTGTTGTTTCAATGAATCCTCTTAAATTAAAAGAAAATGAAGACGGTGTAAAAGGGTCCGACGTATTGGGTATTCGATCAAAATGTAAAATTTTGAAAACTCGTTATAATAAGCCGTTCGAAGCCGTAGAAGTGGTAATCCCTTGGACAACTGGAATAGATCCCTATTCGGGATTGTTTGATTTATTTGAAAAGCAAAAGTTGATTGCTAAGGAAGGAAATAGATATGTGTATGCCGATTTATCTGGCATTGAACATAAGCATTGGCGTAAGGAATATCTAACTAACTCGGATGGTATTTTGGATCTCATTATGAAAGAATTCGATTCTGATCGTACTACTAACCTATTATTAGAGGGAACCGAAGATAATGAAATCGTGGATAATACAAACAATTAAACAACATGCTAACCATGCGGTTGCATTGATTTCTAAAAATGTAGCTGCATGGGAATGGGTGTTGCTTAATTGTGATGAAAATGCTATAACAAATAAAGAAAAAATTTATACTGCAATTACTAAAGAACAAATTCTTTGCCCTTGCGGCTCCGGTAAGCATCGTTATATTTCTGGGTGGAATCATATATTCTTTTGTGATAAGGGCTGTAGAGCCGCTCAGGCAAGTAAAACAGAAACTAACTTGAAAAAATATGGAGTTGCACATCCTAGCAAACTATCTAGCACAACCGAGAAGAGGCGCCGAACTACTATTCAAAGATACGGAGTGGATAATCCGTTTAAATCAGCGGAAATAAAAGAAAAAATTAAAGAAACAAATCTCGAAAAATATGGCGTTGAATTTATCACGCAAGCCTCGGCCATTAAAGATAAAATTAAAGAAACCAATTTAGAAAGATTCGGCGTCGAGCATCCGATGCAGAATGAAGAATACCGGAATATGGTTCGCCAGTCAAATCTTGAAAAATTTGGGTTTGAATTTCCTACACAACGGCCGGAAATTAAGAAAAAAATTTGTGATACTAATTTATTTCGTTTTGGAGTAGAATATCCTACACAATCACCACAAATACTTAATAAAATTAAGAAAACAAATATAGAAAGATATGGCGTGGATAACCCGTTTAAATCAACGGAAATAAAAGAAAAAATTAAAGAAACAAATTTCGAAAAATACGGCGAAGAATATGCAGCTCAATCGGAAGAAATAAAAAATAAAACAAAAGAAACTAATATTAAAAAATACGGTGTTGAAAATGTTGGCCAAGTAAAAGAATTTCGAGATAAAAGTAAGAAAACAAATCTCGAAAAATATGGCGTGGATAATCCTTTATTATCGATAGAAATTCAAAATCGAATTCACGCAACCAATGTAGAAAAATATGGGGGAATATCGCCCGCGTCTTCTGCTACTGTTCGGCAAAAGATGAAAGATACGATGCTTCGAAAATATGGTGTTCCTTTTGCACTGCAAAAACATTACTCTGCGTATGCCTTAGAAATTTTAAATGATAAAGAAAAATTCTCGGATTTATTCAAAATTTATAGTCTTCCAGAAATTATTAATAAATTGGGAGTATCCGAAACAACTATATATGTAACACACAATAAATACGGTTTAAATTATATTTCTTCGAAATCAAGTTGCTATGAGCACGAAATTAATAATTGGCTTTCTACATTTATTGAAGCAGAAATTAAGATGCACGATCGGACAATATGCGCTCCGAAAGAAATAGATATTTTAATTCCTTCGAAAAATTTTGCAATTGAATTTAACGGGAATTATTGGCATAGTGAATATGCCGGCAATAAATCACACTCATACCATTACGATAAATTCAAGAAATGTGCCGAACAGAATATTCAACTGCTTTCAATTTTCGAAGATGAATGGTGCAAAAAACCGGACATTTGCAAATCGATTATTAAAAATTCATTGGGTTATGGGACCAGAATTTATGCAAGAAAATGCAGTATTGAAAAAATTGATAACATTGATTTAAAGGAGTTCCTTGATAATAATCATCTCCAGGGGTGGGTTAGTGGAAATAGCGCATTCGTGATGAAATATAATAATGAAATTGTTGCCGCCATGACTTTTGGCAGACCACGATACAATAAAACTTCTGAATGGGAATTATTGAGATTGGTATTTAAGAATGATACAATTATTATTGGCGGAGTTGAAAAATTATGGAAATTTATGCTCTCTGAGTTACAGCCAAAGTCGATTATAAGTTATTGTGACAGACGCTGGTTCACCGGTAAAGTATATGCGAAATTGGGTTTTAATAAGATATCTAATGGTAAACCTATCTATTGGTATACAGATTATTTAACCAGATGGCATCGTAGTAAATTCACTAAAAAGAAGCTGCTTAAATTAAGTGCAGATCCAAAATTAAATCCTCTAAACGAAGACTGGTCGATTTATACCGAATCTCAAATAACAAAAAATATACTTAATCTAGATAGAATTTGGGATTGCGGGCAAGATAGCTGGCTGTGGACATCTAAAGAAAAACAGAAAGGAGAACTTATTGACTAATATACGACAAGAAGTATTTAACATAATTTCTACTGAGCGTGACTACCAGGACATTAGATGGCCACGCCCAGCGCATAATCATAGCGTAACAGAATATTTGGTTTACCTAGATCATTATATAAAACATGCTATGGAATTAGTCAGTACAACTAATGGTGATTATAGTGCATTACCTGATTTGAGAAAAATTGCCGCGCTTGCTGTTGCGGCAATGGAAGAGCATGGAGTTGTCGAAAGATTAACTGCAAATTCACCCGATTTAACGGCCCTTAAGGATAATCAAATTATTAACGTTATGGATGAAGGGACTACTATCATGCAAATGAATAATTGGGCAGCAGATTTGCATGATAAGAGTACTGCCTATAATGTAACTAGCAGATAATAAAGGATCATTATGACGAAAGAAACGCCTGAATTAATTTCTGAATGTTGGCAGTTGTTAGTAGAATATATTCCGCGCCGCGATCATACCTCGGCCGCAGAACAATTAGTTAGCTATCTTAATTCTATTTTGGATAAGGATGAATTACGAGCCGTAGCCGATTTAGATTCTGATTTGAATGAAGCCTATCAGATTGTTGCAGAAGAGGAAGATGCGGATGATGCCTATTGGGATCCTTCGGAAGATGAGGAATAGTAATGTGGTTTCAAAAAATATCTAAAGACCTAAGTTTTTTAGATGCAATGATGGATTACTACAATAAAGAATTATCCGAAGCTCGAGTTGAGGTTCAATTAAAAGGCAATGTGGAAAAAAATTTGGCCGCATTGCCTGGAGTAACCGAGTGGCGGTTCACTCAATTACAAGAAATCGAAGCTATATTGGTCTATCTTAATATTCAACTAAAACAAATCAAGCAAACTAATTTTAAAAAATATCTCGAAACCTATAATAAAGCGTTAACCTCTCGAGATGCAGAACGCTATGCAGAAGGCGAAAAAGAGGTTTGTGATTTTGAGGAAGCTATTAATGAAGTTGCTCTAATTCGAAATAAGTATCTTTCTATCATGAAAGGGCTTGAATCTAAGAGTTATTCTTTAAGTGCGATTGCAAAACTTCGTGCGGCTGGATTAGAAGATATTTCAATTAATGAATGAAAAAAGAGCATTAGATGAAAGTGGGTGATATTGTAATTGTTAGTCATAATTCCTTTCGGATTACAGGAATTTATCTGGGCGGAGTTGGTACGCAGAATATAGTTGGTTTAGAATCATTGGGACGGTTTACGGGGTATGCCAATGGTGTTCCAGTTAAAGAAATGCTTGTACCGGAGGAGTTAGTAATTGCCGCCGGAGTTTATCGGCGTGTGGATTAAAATTATAAACATACGAAAAAGCCACTCCTAGGAGTGGCTTTTTCTCGTTCTAATTTAAGTATTAATAACAGGTTTAACATTTCTTGTAATTTTTTAGTTGCATATTTTAGCTCGAAAGTTTATTAATTAATTCAAGGTCGAGTCGGGTAGCATTTGGAAACCTCTGCTGTAATTCCGTAGCATAACGATGAAGTGCTCGGGTATTTAAATAGACTGCTCTAGGATGATTTCTAGCTGAATCAACAATAATATTTTCTAAGATTCGATCCATTTTACCTAATAATTTTTCGCAAGCAAGGAATTTTATTTCACGTTTTTTCATTATTACCTCGATAATTTGATAATTAAAAGAAAATTTAACATTTCTTGTAGCCTGCTATTTGCTTTTTTCATTTGATTATTATCAACATTATAATCGATAAATTGAATAAAATCGCATAGCCGTCCGAGATCTAAGGAGGCGACACTATCGCAGGTATAGAGACCGAATAAATATGGCCGGATTTTATCATAGTATTCTTTTTTATTTTCAATGCGCATTATTGTTCTATACGTATGATTAATAAAAGATCTCGAATTGATTGTAAAATACGATTTGCTTTGTCGAGTTCTTTTTTTGAGAAGGTTCGATTTGTATTAAATTTTGTTCTATTGGTGAAGAAAATACCGCAATCAAACATATTGTCGAGCCGGTTAAATTTATTTCTAAAGAGTTTAAATCTCGGATCCGCATTGTCTAATGAGTAAATTAGAAAACTTTTCTCTAAAAGATAGCCTCGTATTTTCAGATACTCTTCTTGGTTGCTGACATTCCAGAAGTCGGCGTTTACTTTTTCGGATGAAGAGCGTTCTATCATTCCGATAACCTATTAATTAATTCTCGGTCAATTCGTTCGAATGCAGACTGCCATGCGCTATCGGCGTTCTCAGACCATTCAGATAATCGAAGCATGCCTTTATATACACTATAGTCTCGAGAGGAAAATATAAATACGTCACGAAGATATTTTTCGAAATTTGGAATGCCGGCACAAATTGCAAAATTACTATTTCGCCAAAAAGAATAGTGAACGGCAATCGCATCTGGATAAATTTTCCGTACGTCACTAATTTTCATCGCATTTCCAGTCGGGGTTGAGATAGGGATCGAAAGCGAGTTTAACCTCATGCTCTCGAATCTGATGTTTTAAATTATTAATTTCTTTGATAGTTGAAGGTCGATTAACGAGTTTCTTTTCTAGTTCAGAAATTTTATTCTGCATCCAGCCAATTTCATGTACACATCGCCGCCGACCTTCATTAGCACGCCGAATTCGAGCTTCACGCTCACACCAGCCGTTAACAAAATTTTTCATTCCATTGAGAAAATCGTCAGGCATTTCTATTCCTTTCTTAACTAGTGGTATGAATTACTTCACTGCCATCGGCCCGTTCGCAAAGATTAACGCTGATCTTATAAGCGAACTTGGGCTTTACTTTCAATTGCTCGGCGGCAAGTTTTTGCGCTTCGTACGTTGAATTGGCATAGATTTCAATTCGCTTGCTTCCATAAAAACATACATAGCCGCATTTTCCATTATTCATTTAGTTAACCTCCTGAATTATCCAAATTCCATATTGCTTTTCGGCTTCGACTTCATCGAAATCTTCGAGAACGGGTACTTGGTCCTTGCTATGCGTTGAGTAGAATTTCTTTCTCCATAGATGAGAAAAATATTTATTGTAATCTTCTCGTTGTTGAATAGTGATGCCGTCTAGCAAGGCGCCACCGAGCCGATTATATAAGGTTGGACATTTCGACCGTATCATAACTACCCAGGCTCTGCAAGCACGAGAGGGTTTCGCAAATCGGCACCGCCAGAAAGAGGTCATCTCAACAATATTTTCCCAGGTAACCTGGGAAAAATCAAAATTGGGATTTGTTAAAATTTCACGACTCATTGGGTCAATTCTCGAATTGCTCATATACGCCTTCTTTCCTCTCACTGAAATAATTATAGCAAATACCGGTACCAAATGCAACCGAAAACAAAGAAAAATACCAAAAAATCTTGCCCTTGAAAACAAAGGACTTAAATCGCCCTAATGCGCCCCTGCTATTTTAGCAGTACCTAGCCATGCCCAGACCCCTTAAAGGGCCATACGGCGCCATATTCGTGAAATCGGGCCTTTGTTTTCAACAACCTGCAATCCGAAAAATAACGGTTGCAAACGGTATCGAAGTGCGCTATACTTTTTATATGGTCATTGATATGAAGTCTCCGGAACAAGGCAATTGGTATCCTGCTTGCGGTGGTACCGAAACCCCATTCATTTCACGCTCTGGAAAACGATTGCAATATATGTACCAGCCCAGAACAGGAAACCACGCATATATGGATGTGGATTGCGATATGATTATTACTGATGAAGAAGCCAGGGCGTATATGGCCTGGTAAACTTTTCGGTTGCATTCGGTACCGGTATTTGCTATAATTATTTCAGTGAGGAGATCAGATATGACGCTTGCCAAAGTAAAAGACTCCTGGGAACCACTTGCAAAAGAGCCGATCGAAGTCAATATTATCGGGGGCGTGGTGTATGCTTTTGGCTCCGAACTTGCAATGTTGAGATTAGAGCACGAAATGAGAATTGGCCGAGCAAGATATTCAACAAATCGAAAATCCTGGTCATATTGCACTGATCGAGCTTGACATTTAATCGGTAGTTTGCTATACTGATTATGTTGATTGGGTAACACGGTAATTGCTGCAGAAGCAGCAGAAAGGTTTCAAAATGAACTCTTTTTCAAGGTACGATGTGCAAACTCTTCGGCGTGATATTGATGCTGCCCTTGTTGCTGTTGCCGCAAAGCACGGGGTTAATATTTCGTTGGGCAATTGTCGGTTCACGTTAACCGAAGCACGTTTTGCAAAGTTGATCGTTCATCCGAAATCGATTGCTACTATCGTAACTGCCGGGTCCTCCTCGGTTGTAGATTCACCGGAAGCGCGTGAATATCAGTCGCTCGCATATATGTTCAACTTGCCAAAGGATGGGTTGGGAAAGACGTTTATGTCGCTGGGCAAGATGTTTACTATTGCTGGATTGAAATCTTCTCGGCGTAAGTATCCTGTTAGTGCCGTTAGTTCTACTGGCCGCCGTTTTAAGTTCACCGCTGAACAGGTTCGGAATGGACTGGTGAAGTAATGGCAAAAATGCATTCTGCACTTTCTGTAAGATTTGCTTTGCGATCTTATCATTATCGAACTAACGAACCGGGGCATTTGTGTACGATTGGCCCATACGTATCCGCAAAAAAGGCGGCAACCGAATATGCGGCGTTTGTTGCTAACATTTTTGACCACCTTTATTCAGGAGAAGTGTATCATTGGGATAAATCGATTTGGCAGGCGAGATACGAAAAGGCATATCGTCGTTCTCTCAAAGTTTTTCTAGCAATGGGGATGAAGTAATGACTTCGAACGAAATTAAGAGAATTATTGTCGATACCTGTAGGAGTGAACCAGATGAGGTTAATCGACTAGCTTGCGAGCTAATGGGCGGTCACGTAGACTGGGTTGCTAATGGTTTTGTTTTTCAAGAACGATACTGGAAGCGGATATCTAAAAGAAAAGCGTTGTTTGGATTTGTACGAGTTTTTTCTCATTGCGGGTTATATGCGATAGTGCATACCGATGTATCGGACGCTAATATTTTACATATTCGAATTGAAAAGGAAATAGAATGCTAGGCGAAATTTTACAAGTCGGAGATATGGTTGTTCTTAACGTGCCGCAGGAAAATCGTGAATGGGGATATAATCCCTATCCTGATGGCACCATCGCTACATTTCTCAGATTTTCTGAAATTGCTTACGGCTGGGCAAACTTTTATGGCGTTGAGCCTGGAATGTATGAAAATACATCGTGGGCATATTTTCGAAAAAATTGTGAGGAAATTTGCGAATATACCGGAAGAGCTGAAATGCTCGATGCCGCCGAAGCCAAACGTCGCGACAAATCCATGCGTGATACTAAAGGTCGGCTGCAATATGTTAAGAAGCGATTAAGCGATCTTCCCATGACCGCTTTCATTGAGGGAGATTTTGTAACTTCCCCGGATATTATTGCATCAGTTGACTATCCCAACAATGAAGCTATTATTGCCCAGGTTCATTACGATTATATCGGTCAATTTTGCGCAGACGGGGTAACACCCATGCCTACGTATAGTCTCACAAACGAGCCAAATAGTTGGACTTCGGGAATTAATCATGCAGAAGAATTGCAACTAACTCTTGTTCGGCGCGGAAATGTCTGGAAGTATCGGCATGGTGAAAATATTGATTGGAAGAATGATGAAGAACATGCCTCCTTCCTTAATTCATTGGGGCTGGCACGAGAAGTAAGAAATCCGGTTAACGATTTGTATTTATGGACCAAGGAAGAAGCCGTGCAAGCGTTGAAGGATAACATCGGTGATTGTATTTGCGTTGACAATGGAATGTTTGGCTCACCCCCTCGTACTTCTGTAAAGCAATTCGATAATCGTTCATTGGGCGATCGAATTCGGCTGAAGACTATTGCCGGATTTACAGAATAAGGATATAGCGATGCTGCTACTTATTCGAATTGCAAAGGAAGTTATGATTATCGAACTTTCTGAATTTCTCGTTGCAAAATTATCAACATGACAAATTATACAATTACCAACTTATCAGACTGGCCGGCAATCTTACATAATTTACTCGAAATTGCGGATGGCGTGCTATTTATTAATACCGATTTATATAAAATTACATGCGTAATTTCGAAATGCAGATTGTTCAATCTTATCAGCCCATACGATATCGAATATATTAATTCAATTATTGCCGACCTGTATAGCAAAATATTAATTGAAAGGATGCAATGGTAAAAAAAGAACACCTCCAGGAATTGCGTAGTAAAGTTAATGACCTAGAAAAAAGCATTCGGCTAATTTGCCCCACCTATTATTGGGAAACCGGCGTGAAAATTTCTCTGTGGAGGAAGCATATTCTTTTTGAAAGATTTATGACACACAAAAAAAGTGCCGATAAGTTTTTTCGAACATGCTGCAATATGAGCAAAAAAGATCGGAATATTAATTATCGGAAAATTTCAACTGATATTGATATTTTAAATAATGACGTTTTAATTTTTAGACTGTCGGAGTAAACTAAAAGCTAAATAGAGTGTGTCAAAATAAAAATCGAATTAAAGTTTGTATAAGCATTTTATTCGGAATGCTAAAGGAGCGGTATGATGTCTTATAGTAATCAATTTGTATCTGCAATTAAAGTTCATGGAAAAATTCTAAGAGAAAACAATTCAACCGTAGCTCTCCCGTTCGGAGCAGAATATACAATTTTGCTTAAGAACTTGAAATCTGTGCGAGCACTTGTTGAAGTAACAATCGATGGTGAATCAGCTACCGGTGGGGAAAAATTAATCCTTCAACCAAATTCTGAATTAGATTTTGAACGAACTATTCGAAATCGAAATTTCGATGCTGGCAATAAATTTAAATTTATTGAAAGAACAGAGACTATCGAGAAAAATCGAGGTATCGGTGCTTCTGATGGCCTGATTCGAATTGAATTTTGGACAGAAAAAATTAAGCCAATTCCGCAGTGGAACTCAGATATTTGGTCCACTAAAAATACAGATTATCCTAACTATCCACATTGGGGTAGATATACAATGTGCCGGTCAGTAATTCCCCAAGCGGATTATGTTTATGCAAAATGTGCGGATGAGCAATCTACCACTCTTTCCACACAAAATTTTTCATCTTCGGCTAGCACTATTACTGCACAAGGAATAACCGTGCCCGGTAGTAAGAGCGATCAGAAATTTGTTGAAGGTGCTTGGTTCGAAACGGAACAGGAATCGGTCGTATTTGTTTTTCAATTAGTTGGAAAAATTTCAAATCAAGAAGTTGTTAACCCTATTACCGTTGATGTTAAACCTACTTGTATTACTTGCGGTAAATTAAATAGAGCAACAAATAAATTTTGTTCCGAATGCGGTACTTCTTTAATTTTATTCTAATTAAAAATGCCAGTGAGTTAATCACTGGCATTTTACTTTCTTAATATTTTGTGAGCCGCCCACCTCTATGTATAACGTCTTGACATAGTAGTACATGAATGTTATAATTAATAACATGACAGCAGAAAATAAACATTGCATTTTGCAAATTCATAATGAGGTGGAATGCACCTTTATTGGATTGCCTCCAGAAATTAGAAAATATTTATACGAAAAAAGCAAGATTTTTAATCCAGCAAATCGTTGGATTCCTGCCGTACGAATGGGACGCTTTGATGGTAAGCAAGCCTTTTTTACTATGGGCGGGAAAACGTTTGTTAATTTGCTACCGAAGCAACTTGAATATCTGATATATAAAGGATATGATGTTGAAATTGAAGATAAACGAACATATAATCGTGATTTTCAATTTGATCCTATTGATAATAATTTTTTCGCTGGACAAGTATGGCCGAAAGAGCATCAAATGGCAGGCGAGACGGTCATTTTAAGAGATCATCAGACTACCGCAATTAATATTTTCTTACAAAATTTACAAGGAATTTCCCAATTACCAACGAGTTCCGGGAAATGTTTAGATTTTGATACCCTGCTCGATATTGAAATTGATGAAAATTCTGATTTTGGCAAATATTTATTAAATTTTATTAATCCTGCTTAATAGCATTATTACCAACAGGAGCAGGAAGATATGGAAATTAGCGAATTAATTAAAAAATATAGTGAGAAAATTTGGCTGAATATTTGTCGAAGAAATAATATTGATTGCTGGGATCTAGTAGATTATTTAGGAAGTAAGGTTTACCGCACAATCATTAACTTATTTTTATGATACCGTGAATCCCGAGAATTTAAAAATATCATACAACGATAATCATGTAGATCATATATTTTCAAGACATCACGGATTTATGTTTTCGATCCCACCCGAAATAATAGGGTCATATATAAATTTAAGAGTAATTTCAGCTAAAGAAAATCATTCAAAAGGACCACGATCAGATTATACAGTAGAACAATTACAGGAGTTATATGAAATTGTCGATGAAAATTGGCACCTTATTGTCAGCAATGCAATCGTATAAAAATTCTTCATTAATTTATAATGAAGAGTTATCGGTGGATGAATTAACGGTCAGAATTAAAAGCCCATCCGATGAATATGTTCCAATTCAATATATTATTAAAAAGCAAAGCGAGGGAGTTAAATTAACGTTTGATAAATCGCACTTAATATGTGCAGATAAACATATTTTGTATAATAAATTTTATTTACCGATACATGCGAGCGCATTAGTGGCGGGAGATATTATTCGAACTAGAACTGGAATTTTACGTATTGACAAAATTGAGTCGGTTCCGGAGCAAGATTTTTATGACGTAACCTTGCCATCTCCGCATGTCTATGTGGATCATATAGGAATCATCCATCATAATAGTCTTTTGACGGCGGTTTTGTCTAAAAAAGTTGAAAAATATGGTCGAAGTATTGTCATTGTTCCTAATAAAGATCTGATTACACAGACAGAAAAATATTATATCGACCTTGGCATGGACGTGGGTGTTTATTATGGCGATCGAAAAGATTTTTTTAAGACTCATACGATTTGCACCTGGCAAAGTTTGTCAAGATTAAAAGATTCTCCGATCGATATTGGATTACCAGAGCCGATTACATTTGAAAAATTTGTACAAGGCGTTGTTGCAGTAATTGTGGATGAATGTCACGGCCTGAAAGGAAATATTCTTAAATCGATACTTTGCGATACAGTATTAAATAAAATTCCAATTCGATGGGCATTTACAGGAACTATACCAAAGGAAGATTTTGATTTAGTAAATCTTACTATTTCAATGGGAGAAGTTTTGCATCGGTTAACTACCGCCACACTACAGGATAAGGGATTAATCAGCAAATGTGATGTGAAGATATTACAATTAATTGATACAATGTCATTTAATGATTATCCTGCCGAGTTAACTTATCTAGTCACCGATCCGGATAGAATTGAGTTCATCTCTACGTTAATTACAGATGCGGCGAAAACCGGCAATGTTCTTGTATTGGTTGGTAGAAAGAAATCAGGAGTATTGTTAGAAGAATTAATACCTGGGTCAATTTTCTTATCAGGTGCTTCAAATTCAACATTGCGTAAAGAGCAATATGATTTAGTGGCTACTTCTGATGATAAAGTTATTATTGCTACATCAGGAATTGCTGCGGTCGGCCTAGATATTCCTAGAATTAATCATTTATTTTTAATTGAGGTGGGAAAGAGTTTCGTTCGTACAATTCAGAGCGTTGGCCGGGCGATACGTATCGCAAAAGATAAAAATTTTGCGCAGATATGGGATATTACTAGTACATGCAAATTTTCAAAAAATCACCTTACCTCTCGGAAAAAATATTATAAGGAACAGTTATTTCCCTTTAAGATTGAGAAGATTGAGTGGCAAAAATAATTTAAGAATATGGATCGGTAATAACAATAGTCCCATTTGTTCGTTGCATGATATTTCCGCTGTGCATATCAAGGCCGCAATCATCTGCACACTGACCTACAATACGTAGGGCTCTAACTAAAGATGGATCGGTTTTAAAAATTGTAGGTATATCGTGGTTAAATATAACGTCTAATGAGCTATATGCCCGCCGTATTATTATAGCGAAAAAATCTGAATTGCTCAAAGCCTGAAGAGCTGGTAGTTTAGTTAATTTTTCAATGAGATAAATGTAATAATTTTGATCGTCAATCTTCACAATTTTCATATCGCTAATTATTGGAAAATGCTTATTTTTATGTTTTTTAATAACAGAAACATATCTTTCATACCCGGTATCGGGTTTGCTGTTAATTTTTAGAACAAATGACTTTTTAGGATTGGCAAAAACCATACTATAATAGCCTTCGTCGAGATATGTCCAGCCATTTCTTTTCAATGAGTCTCGTAACTTTTTGTTGGCGTCCGCTTTTTTGGTATTATAATCTACATCATTCCACCGCGGAATCGAAGTAAAATAATCGTAGGTTGGAGCGACAATAGCGGGGCGTAATTTATTTGGCGCGAATTCAGTAATAAGCATGATATAATTATTTATAACAGGTTCACACAGGAGAACAATTTTGTATATTTTAGACGAAAATAATATTGCTGTAGATTTAAATCTTATTCCAGAGCAAGCTGATATTCACTTTTGGGTTTATCAAAATTCGGTTAAGAAAGAAGAAGCGGATTATTATTGTCAACCATTAATTATGTTAGAGTCATTCTATGCGGCAACTCTTAAATTACGCTTTGATTTATCGTTGGGCCGAAAGAAGGAAACATATTTTCTTAATGTTCCTGCAGATCATCAGATTTTGATTGGGGAATCTACTCACGGCGATTTAGAAATTAATCCGGTTACCAGTATAAGTGGCAGGGGATTTAGCGCATTTTCTTTAAATCCAATGAGTTCATTTACTGCGGATTATTTGTCTGTGGATGTTGAAGATGTTTATCAGACAACAAAGTGGTTTGTGCCTAAGACCGTTCCGGGCCAGTTACTCTGTATTCCGTTGTGTGGCGGTTATCGACCGCCGTGTATTTATCTAGTACGGGACATTCCGAAGTCTTTAGAAATAATTAATATTGGAAATGCAATCTAAACATATGGATCAGTAATAATAATAGTGCCATCGGCCCTTTTCATCATGTTTTTACTGTGTAGGTCAATGCTTTCCGAGATAGCCGATTGTTCTACTATTTGAAGTGCTTTCAATAATCCTGGTTGTTTTTTAAATATAATTGGAACATTATTCCAAAATAATTTTTCCAATGGAATACCGGGTTTTGTTATAATAGAGTCGAACCAGCGTTCATAATTAAATGCCATTTTAGCTGGAATGGATATTAATTTTTCAATTAAATAAACATAATAGATATTACCGGCTATTTCCATCTTTTTAATATCGCTTATAATTGGAAAATGTTTATTTCGATGAGATTTAACAATATTAACGTATCGTTGATAGCCGGGATCTGGGCGCTTATTAATTTTAAGTACAAAAGATTTTGTTGGATTTGAAAACACTGAACTATAGACTCCGGAATTTAAATGTTTCCACCCGAGGGATTTTAATTTATCTCTCAACTCTTGTTGAAGGTCTTGTCGCTTCTCATAGTCATAGTCTGATGTTTTGTGGCTCTTTTTAAAATAATCAAATGCCGGGGCTTCTAAATTTTTTCCGAGTTTTGGTCGATATAATTCGGTAATTTTCATTATACAATATTTATCTCTTGACGTAGAAAAAGGAATTAGTTATAATTAGTATATGGCAAAAGAAAAAGGCAAACAAGATTCCAATTCTCCACTTGCAATTTGGAACGAAATGTCGGCTTTAGATAAAAAGGATTACACTTTTTATGATCGATTAACTGACGAGGAAAAGAAAATCTTTTCACCGTATATTCTGCTACGTTGGGCTGCGTCAGTTCAAGGCGGGGATGAATTATCAAAATATTATGTCATGGCGGCGAACACATTTTCAAATCAGAATTTTTGGGATTTAAGTAAAGATAAGAAAATTGGTTGGTTGAGTTTATGCGCGATATCTCCAGGATTGGGTAAGCAGAAACATTATTGGCTTGGCGCAAACAAGCGGGATTCAATTAATCCATTGAAAAAGTTATTGCTAGAATTATTACCAATGAGTAAAACAAGCGATATTGATTTGATTCTTAAGATTAAGAGTAAAGAGGAAATTATTAAATGGCTGGACGAAGAGCAGGGAATTCAGCCGGAGACGCTGAAAAAATTGAGGTAAAGATACGTAAGCCTAAATATATTAACCCAAAAGTTAAAAAATCTCCCGTTGTACTAGGGCAGGATGGAAAATTTACCTGTAAATTTTGCAAAAGATCTTTTTCCCAGGAAAAAACGTTAATTGTTCATTTATGTGAGCAGCGAAGACGATTTGATCAAAAAGATACTGTACATGGTCGATATGGTCGTCAAGCCTACATGGCGATCCGTTCTTTTCACGGTAATGACAATTTTACCGAGGAAGAATTCCGCCATAGTGAATTTTATCTTGCCTGCATGAGATGGGGTAGATTTATTATTGACGTGCATTGTTTCAATCCTACATCGTATCTTAAATGGCTTATAGATTCGAAAGTATCTATCGATCGATGGAATTTAGATGCAATATATAATTGCTGGCTACAAGATATGGTATTCATTGAAGATGAATGGGATGCATTAGATAGGTCGATCAAGACTATGATCGTGTGGGCAGAAGAAAATAAGCAACCATACGAAAATTATTTTCGCCTAGCAGGAGGCGCTAGAATTTTATTTGATATATCACGCGCACTTGTTAGTGGGTGGGTTGTGTATTGTTGCCAAAGCGGGCAAGGATGGCTTTCTACAATTACTTCTAATGATTTAGAGATTATTTGGCCGGTTATTAATATTGAACGATGGAATTTTCGATTTAATAATTTAAAAGATTCAAAAAACCAGATAACTGCCATATGTTCAGAAGCGGGATTATGACCCATTTTAGTAGCGATGTCGATCTTGATTTCGGTGATCGAAATAAGATTTTATCTTGTATTGATTATACTCCGGCGTCGTTAGAGAACGGCGAGCGACACAATTCCGGAATTTATGTAACGATTATTCCACAAAATATTATAACCGGAACAGCTAGTATTAATTATAAGGTAGCTGAAGAGTTAGGATATGTAAAATTAGATATACTTAATAATCATTTATATAGTTTAGTTAAAAATCCAGAACACTTAGATGAATTGCTTGCACGTCCGATTCATTGGGAAAAATTATTGGATAAGAACTTTGTATCTAAACTTATTCATATCGGTAATTATGCAGAAATTATTCAACGATTGCCGGAGCCGATTAATTCTATAGAAAAATTATCGATGTTTCTTTCGTGTATCCGACCTGGCAAAAAACATTTGCTAGGTAAACCTTGGTCCGAGGTTGAAAAGACCGTATGGGACAGAGATGCCGATGGATATATGTTTAAACGTAGTCACGGTCTAGCATACTCCATACTCGTTGGTTTAAATATTCGATTATTAGAAGAGCAAGAGTTATAATTTTTTGATAACTGTTATATTGCGTCGCCGTTTCTTTTGCGCAAGATTTGATAAACTCGTAACTGGCCCATGAATTATGGTGACTTCTTTAGATATAAAAGTTCGAAATATTTTTTTAAATGGTAGCCATTCATCTTTAAGATAGATATTAATAGGCAGTTGCCGATTAGATTCAAAATACCATTTCTCTCCGAGTAACAGAAATAAACGTTTTTCGTCATCTGTTTTTAATTTGTTAACATCATAGAAACTAGTAATAGATGTATCGATGTTTTGCACAATACCGATAAATTCGTCTTGCTTTACCCCATATAAAATAACCGATAGGAATGGAAATTTTGCGGTAAGGGTTTCAAATAGATTAGGATTCATTATCTTCCGTTATAATTAAGATTTAATGTGTAACCGAAGTATTTATATCTGTCATTTAAAATTTTGTTTGGATAAATAATATATGCAAACGATTAAGGTATATCCCGAGAAGAACCATATAAGAGCTCAGGTGGTCGGTTTCGATAATATTGCAGAGTGCTCAGAGGTGTTTATGTATTCGAATCCTATTGTAATTTATACGGGCGTGAATAATCCTATTAAAATTACTTGTTTAAATTCTGATCAAAAGAAAATCGATGTGTCGAATGTGTCAATTCAGTTTGGCCTATTTGAACCGAATACCGAGAATGAATTAGTTTCAATTATTGCATCTCCGATAGATACTGCAAACGGCGTTGTTCAAGCAACGTTGACCTCCTCTGATCTCGCACCGTTTGAAGTAGGTGATTATGAGATTGCATTGTCTGCTCTAGATAATACCGGAAATGTTTATCCAGTTTATATTAATGATTTCTTTGGCAGTAGATTAAAGACATCTCTCCGGAAAGGGCCCACGATGGGAATGCAGGATCCAATGCCATTAACTTTTCTTGATACCCCGGGCATAGGGGTAGTTAGTAATCAAATTAATTTAATGACTAGACCTATAAATTCGACAGTTGCTACAATGTCTTGCAATCTGATCGCTTATACCGGAAATGTGGTAGCACAAGGAACACTAACATCAATTCCAACGAATTTAGATTGGGGTAATGTTTCGGCTACATATTATTCGAATACATCTGGTTATGTGATGCAATCAGTTATCGGGTCGTTTGCCTGGACTAGATTTCTTCTAGATAGCGCGGATCCAACTGGTAACGGTAACGTTATTGTTTCAACTTTTGTTACCAATGGTAATATAAGAATTTAATAGACTTCTGTTACTGAGTTATGTTATCATTGTTAAATGAACGCAATAACTCAGACCGTGTTGAATTACTGGAATAATGCAAAAGTTAAAACCAGTCCGAATGGGTGGAGTTGCCGTAATGCTGTTTGCTGCGAACATCGTGGCCAGACCATTGATAAACGAGGTCGTGGCGGGTTAAAGATAGATGGCGATACAATAGTTTACCACTGTTTTAACTGTTCTTATTCTTGTTCTTATCAATCGGGCAGATCATTATATCCTAAGTTTGAAAAATTTCTAACTTGGCTCGGTGTAGATGAAAATACTATTGCTCAGTTAAAATTAGCAAATCTTAAGATCGTTGGCTCAAATGCAGTTGTTGTTAAACCAACACAGCAAATCAAATCGATTGATTTGCCAAATTCTTCATTATTATACGAAAACCCATCAGCATATAAGAAGCACATTGAATATTTAGAATCGCGCGGATTTTCGTACGATGATTTCCCGTTCTTAGTTTCCGATGATGTAGGGTATCGAAATCGAGTTATACTTCCTTTTATTTTGCAAGATACTATCATTGGATATTCTGCTAGATCCATTATACCAGCCGATAAAAAACGTTTCATAATGAAACAAACCACTGATTTTGTATTTGGGTTAGATTTTGTAAAACCCAAATATGAATGGGTAATTTTGTCGGAAGGGTTATTCGACGCATTAAGCGTTAATGGGTTGGCGGTAATGCATAACGAAATTAATGATGCGCAAACAAATCTTATTCATGATTTACACACTAGAATTATTGTAGTTCCTGATTTAGATATCACGGGATTATCAAATACAAAAACAAGTTTAATTGAAACCGCAATTGACAATGATTGGGCTGTATCTTTTCCGGAATGGGATTTTAAAGATATTAATAAAGCATATGTTAAATATGGACGGCTGTTTGTTATAAAGCATATTTTGAATAATGCAACTAACAGTCCAACAAAAATTAAGGTAACTCAGAAATTAATGTTGAATCGATTGCGGGCGGGCAAAAACGAATGGCAGTAAAAGAAACCAATGTTGAGACACAAAAATATTATTTAGACTTTTTTCTTAGTAGCGGCGAACTTTTTACACGGGCTCAAAATATTTTTAACCCTGAAAATTTTGATAGATCTCTTAAAGGTGCAGCCACCTTTATACAAGAATATACACAAAAATATTCGGCTATTCCGTCGGTTGAACAGGTATTAGTTAAAACCGGAACGAATCTGACCTTGATTGATAATATTCAAGAATCGGCTGAAAATTTTTTACTAGATGATTTTGAGCAATTTACAAAAAAAGCAGAATTAACTAGAGCTATTGTTAAATCAGTTGATCTATTAGATAAAGATGATTTTGGATCCGTAGAAAAATTAATTAAAGACGCAGTTCAAATTAGTCTTACTAGAGATTTGGGCATTAATTATTTTGAGGATCCCAAGGCTAGACTATTAAAATTGAAAGACAGTAATGGGCAGGTGTCAACCGGTTGGACTGAAATTGATCGTTTTATTTTTGGTGGATTTAATCGCGGCGAGCTAGAAATTTTTTGTGGTGGACCTGGAAGTGGAAAATCCGTCGTGCTTCAAAATCTAGCATGTAATTGGATATCTAAAGGCATGAACGGAATTTATATTACGCTCGAACTAAGCCAAGAATTAGTTGCAATGCGCATTGATAGTATGATTACCGGTATTAGTAGTAAGGAAATTTTCCGCAAATTGGATGATGTTGAGTTAAAAGTTGCAATAGCCGGTAAAAAATCAGGAAGGTTAAAGATTAAATTTTTACCATCCGGTAGTACGGTAAATGATATTCGGGCTTATGTAAAAGAATTAATGATTCAAGAAAATTATAAACCTGATTTTATTTGTGTCGATTATCTTGATTTGATTAATCCAAACTCAAAAATTGATCTTGGGGATTTTTTTGTTAAGGACAAACTTGTGTCGGAAGGGCTTCGTAATTTTGGGATTGAATTAAAAGCAGTCATCGCTTCAGCGAGCCAATTAAATCGTAGTTCGTTTGACGAGATCGATTTTAATCTTGGTAATGTTGCCGGTGGTATTTCCAAAGCAAATTCATGCGATAACATGTTCGGTATCTATACCAGCAGAATAATGAAAGAAAGAGGATTAATTCAACTCCAGATGCTTAAAACTAGAAATAGTTCTGGTGTAGGCAATAAGGTTGATTTAGATTTTAACGTCGATTCACTCAGAATTACCGATGCCACTGGTGGGCAGCCATCCGAATCGGCAATGACTGGAACCAATATTTTAGCACAGATAAAGAATGCGCCAAAATCGACACCGCAGGTTACGTCGATGGGCGATAAAAAAGATTTGCTTAAAACATTAATGGCACAGATTAATAAATCTAATTCTTGACAAATCAATTAACATGATGTATACTTATTTCATAAGTTTAGGAGAATAACATGAATTTGACCTTGCGTAAGGCTTCAGCAGTTCAGGCAGTAATTATGGATAAAATTAATTCGATCGAGCTCGCAACGACTGTATCGATTAATGAGTTTCAAGCACCGGGGGAAGTAATTCGTGCCGCTTCGGATAAGTTGCTGGCCAACATTAAGCTAAAAGAGGATCTATTCGATGCGTTTTACGAGATTCGAACCTCATTGGGAAGCGCTAATGCATCGTATGGTGTTAATCGAAAGTTAGCTGCATTAGTCTCACTTGAAAAGAAAATTCTAATGTATCGATTGCTCGCAGCATCCTCGGCTAGAGAGGATTCCACCGTGGTTGACGGAAAATTGTCCCGTCTTAAAAATGCCGACTCGGTAAATTATGCGTATCGGGATACTCTACAAACCGGCGTTCTTACCCAGAGTAAGATTGCTGAGTTTGAAGCTAATATCGCAACCTTTACTAAAGAAAAGCAGAAATTGAATGACGAAATTCTCGGGATTAATATTATTAATTCTATCGATCTTTCGGTAGAAACCGCTGCGTTATTATCGAAGTATAATATCATTTAGACATCTCGGCAGTTTACTGCCGCGATATATTTAAGAGGGGATGAGGATAGGCTATCTTCGATCCTTTGGGATACGATGAATTCAACTTGCGTGCAATATCTAGGCCAAATAAAAATTTGATTATTGCTCCTAGGAATACGCACATCGTTGTTTATTGCATTTTGGCTGTTGAAAGACGAAATATCTCGTCGACTGATTGTTGTCCTGCTTATTACTTACCTCTTGAATATAGAAAGAAAATTATGAAAACTGAAAATCTATTTGTTGTAATGTGGTGCGAAGAGGGGCTCGATGCTATTGTTCCGATTGATATGAATATTATCAAGGAAGAAGAATCCCAACTCCTTATTGCTCGTTTTTTCGGAAGACTGTTCTGATGGGCTACCATCGGATGAGCCTCCAATTGTATATGATAAATATACTCGAGAACGAAGCGAAATAATTCATATGCTTAAGCTGCGAGCAAGATTTAATGGTCAACGTAGTTATGAAATTTATTCGATAAGCACAAGTCTCGACTTAACGGAAGATGATCTGTGGCTATATTTTGAAAATAATCCACAGACGATTGTAGATCTTATTCGCAAAAAGGAGTTAATTTATTTGGGACCGGGTGTGATAATCGTAGGCAAATTGTAATTCATTAGGAGATAAATGCAGGAACTAATTGATCAAATAACAAATTCATGCGGTAGAAAATTCTGGTTCTATCAGAACGATACATTTTTTAGGCAGCGATTAGCGGGCGGCCCGTTTCAGGGTAAAAATTTAAAATTTTTGCGTGATTTTTGCCCTGACGCAAGAACTATTATTGATGTTGGCATGAACATCGGAACTAATACCATTGAATATGGTACATGGGCCAAGGATGTTCATAGTTTTGAACCAACACCGCAAACGTACGATATTGCTAGGGCAAATATCGATATTGCTAAAGCGCAACCGCAATCAGATTTTAAAAAGGGTTGGTATAAAGTCGGAGAAAGTTGGGCTGATATGACAATCACCGCTAATATCCATACATACCAGGTTGGTGTTGGAAATACACATACGACTTCAGAAATTGTTGTGCAAAAGAATAATTCTGGCCATAATTTTGTAACACCGTCGAGAATTAATTCTCGAGCACCAAAAGTAGAGCCAGAAAAGTATACGATTACAATCGAAACTTTAGATTCATATAATTTTCAAGATGTTGATATAATTAAGATGGATGTTGAAGGATTCGAGTATAATGTATTACAGGGTGCGGAAGATACTATTGCCAAGTGGAAGCCAATTGTTCAAGCCGAAATGATTCCTGCTCAGTTTAAGAGGTATGGTCATACCGTTGACGAAATTGTTAAATTTTTCGTTGACCGAGATTACAAGATGCTTTTGAGAGACGGAACAGTTTTGCCGGATAAGTTTGAATTGGTTAAAGGAACGGTTGATAGATTTTTTGTGCATAAAGATCATCCTAGACTTAATATAGCATCTGGAGTTATCGATACATTTTTCGAAAAATAATTTAAATTTCAACAAAAGGACAACCAGTACTGGTTGTCCTTTTTCATTTGCTAATATAAATACAATTATGCATAGTCAAACCAAATCACTTCTTGAGTCACTCATCGAGTTATCTTCCGAACGAGATAATTCTTTTGTAATTGAATCTCGCGGATCTCACATTATCGCTAGCGCAATTGCATTATTAGATACTATTGCCGAATGTTATGATGCTGCCACCTCGGAAGAATTAGAAAAGAATTTATTGAGCAGTATTCGTCATAGAAATTCTAATAAGTTTTGTCGTGGAATCAAGAAAATTCAAGAGAGCAAGTAAATGATACTAACAGAGATACAAAAACAATATGGGCCGAAGCAAATATTATTCGAAGCGAAATCGAGAATAGAACATCCGGAAGATTTAGTATGCAGCGATGGTTCGTTGGGCGCTAAGTCCGCTGTTAATTCCTTACTTGCTGCGGCGACAACTCCAAAATTATCTCAAATTAAGTGGGACGGCGCCCCTGCTGGAATTGCAGGAAGAGTACACGGAAAATTTACACTTACCGATAAAAAAGGATTTGCAAAATATGATATGGGCGGCTTGCCTATGTCCGAAAAAGATTTATATAATATGATGTTTGATCGATTTCCCGGTTCACCCGGCAGAGATATTTTTAGTAAAAGTTTTGCAGGATTATTTCCTTTATTGGATCGAGCATTACCTGTTAACTTTAAGGGGTTTATTCAGTTTGATGTTCTATGGTTCACTCGTCCGATACAGTATGGAAAAGATGATAATAGAACCTTTAAATTTAAACCAAATAAAATTAATTACTCAGTGCCTGTAAATTCTGAGATGGGAATTAAAATAGCTAATTCTCAGATGGGAATTGTGGTGCATAGTTATTTTAATTCCCCTCTAGAAATGGAACCAATTGCAATAACAGACTTAAAAGAATTGCACCTTAACCCCTCTCCCGGACTAGTTATACTTGGCCCAACTACGGTCGGAGAAAAAATTGTTCCGTCTGCGTTAAAACCCTGCCGGGATTTATTACAATTTATTAACTCAAAGCAGACCGTAATTGATGCATTTCTTAATAAGACCCTTCTTAGTAGTTTAAAAATAACTGATTTAGGCAGTTTGTTAAAATCGTTTTTAGCAAATTTAGCTAGTCAAGGAAAAAAGCCAGATAAAAATATTACTTTTGAATTTAAATCTTTTTTGGATAGAAAGGTATCTAAAACAAAAGCCGAAAATATTAAAAAATATTTACTAGAAAATAAAGATGGGTACCTGGCAATTTGCAAAATAATTCTAGCAACAGTAATGATTAAGAATATTATTAAACACGAATTTGATAAGGTTCCAGGAAACATTACCGCATCATTAAATGGAATTCCCGGTCACGAGGGGTTTGTAAGTTCTACTCCTTACGGTAAGATTAAATTAGTTGATCGTCCGACGTTTATGAGGCATCTTTAATGTTTGAATTTATTTCTGAATCTAAAGCATTTCGTAACGAGCAAACAATGGAAAATTATTCGGTTGCTGAATTATCCGAAATATTTTTTACAATGCTGCTAACGTTGCATTTATTGGGGCTAACAAGATTTATTCGTGAAACCGACGCCTATGCACTTGATTCGGTTAAATATCCAATGTTCGATAGAATTTATCTTTCCGGAACCGATCTATGTAATGTAATTGCAACGTTGAAGAATGCAAAACAATATCTTGATGAACGCGATGTTTCTATTCCGGTATTAGAGTTGAAGAGGTATCTTAAAAATTTTAAGTATGATACTATGCCGAATACAATGAAACGCACACTTTTTATTAAATTGCAAAGTATTTTAAAGATTAAAAATAATACATTGATTTCCCTGAGGCGTGATATTGTTGATAGCGGCGAATATCTAACATGGTCAGAAAAAAAGCAAAAAGGAGATAGATTATATCAGCAATTACGTAAGCAAAATTATCGATGCGATGTTCTAGTGTTACTACAAAAATTGATGGATACACGTGAAGAATAGATTAAACCGAAGTGGTGTAAAATCACTTAAATAGTAGTTTTTAATTGATCTGTATAAATACTATCAAATGAATTGAAAAATTCAAAATTAATGTGGTAATGGAGAATTATAATGGCTCAATGGAATAAGGTAAATCCGGCAATTGACGGCAATGCAGGTAGTTTTTTTGGTAAGGCAGTAGATGGTTTAGAGTTTAACTTTGGTCCAACAGGTAATGGCATTCTAACTTCAACTGGCCCTACCGGTGCATGGGATGCGGTTATTCAGCAAGTCGAACAGGTAGCTACCATCGAAATGCTTGGCCAGCTAACTGCAAATATTGCATTAGTTAGTCAAAATGGTGCAAACGGTAATGTTGGTGTTCGTATGCTAACTTCTGGTGTTGATGCAGCTCTTCCCGCAACTGTTCAGACCGCTATTCAGTCACTAGGAAACTATGTGGTTGGTAATTCTACAGTCGGGTTTTCAAATGTTAACCTTGCGGCTACTACCGTTTCATATTTTACTTTTTAATCTAACCGAATATATAAAAATTGGGAGCCTGACGGCTCCCAATTTTTATGCCCGCAATAATTGATTCTGATATAATAAATATCATTATAATGGAATTAGAAATTTATACCTTGGTTGATATAACTAAAACAAATATTACGAGAAATTTTAAATCTCAGGGCTCACCTCTAACGCAGATACAATGGGATTTCCTTCGAAATCAACAACGTAATTGGGACGTAGTAGTTCAATTATTAGGCCTACGTTCGCAGCCAAATAACATTACCGATCCTATTTTATTAGAAAATTCAGATTATAAATTTAGTGCATATAATAATCAAAAATTATCAGTATGGAAATTTTTTGTTTCATTTGAGCATTATATACCCATACATTTGTTACTTGAAGATTTTAATAATATACCTATTATAACGTCGTTAAACGAATCGGTGAAAATATCTTCTCCTATTTTTTCAACTAGCGGACCCAATACAAATTTATCCATTAATTTGTATTTTCCATAAATATATATGAACGTCGCATTGGTGGTATGGGGTGAGTGATGGGGACAACCGAACTAGAGAAGAAAAACCTTGAAGTGCATGTCGAGCTAGCCGATATGCGAATAATCTCGATTCATGAAGAATTAACTAGCCACACATCTCGGATAGATGATTTAACTGTACAAATATCGGGGTTAAGTTCTAGAATTGACACCATAGAAGAAAATAGAAATGCTCAGTTAATAAGATGGGGAAGTGCAATAATTATTTCGTTATTAGCAACACTCGGCGCATTAATCTTAAAAGTTCTTATTCCGTTGTTTTTAGGTAAATAGGTGTATCATGATATTAAATGAATTACAAAAACCCGTTAATTTAGAATCATTGTTGACAGAATATTTCGATATTTCGGTATCCAATCTTACTCCTAATAAGATTAGCCACCTTTTGGAAACGACACGACAAAAATTAGATGTTATTAGAAATAGTAATAGATTCCATACAAGTGAGCGCGATAAAACTTACATGGGATTATTAACACTGGAAAATTTGCTAACTGAGCGATCTCCTGGGAAGTACGCCGCGCGCCGATCAATTAATCCTGCTACTCAAGCTATTCCCGATGAGCAAGCGGCTCAGCCGGAATCCCCTGCAGAAACTTCAGCCGAGCCAGAAGGAACACCTCCTACGGCTGCGCCTGAAGGAAATCAACCGGTGGCTGCTGCGCCGGCGCAGCAAGAGCCCGCGCCAGAAACTCAACCCGAGCCCACCGGCGTAGAAACTCAGACTCCCACTACAGGCTCGATACGACCAACTTTAGGAAATAGAGTTAAGTCGGCCGCTTCTGCAGCACACGCGGTAGCGAGCCCAGCTATTTCTAGAATTGCTCACACTGCGGGCTCTGCATTAGGAGCATTTGTACAAGGAATGAAGGGCAATACAATTCATAAAGATTGGGGTAAGGTTGTTAACACTGATGCTGCTGGAAATCCCATTAGACCGCCGAGGACAACTACTGAAATTTCTTCGTACACAACTAAGATTTTACAGGATCCTTCTTTTAAAAATTTGTCTCAGGCTGCTAAACAAAAATTATCAGATTATATTTCTCGAATCGCCAAAACTCGGACTGCGCCAAACCCTAATGATATTACTACGTTATTGCAAAGGGATCCGGCGTTTTCTAGAGCAACTCCCAATGAAAAAAAATCAGTAACAACCGAACTTGAAAAAGTAACAGATTATCTTACCTCGAAAACACCAGCCGCTCCCGTTCCGAACGCAGCTTCACCCGCGGCCCCCACGCCTCCGGCAGCAACCACGCAGGCAAATAACCCCCCGGCTAAGGCGCCAGCCGCAAATAGTAATCCCGCTCCCACTAAACATGTTCCGACAAAGATAGAAAAGGATGTGTATAGTGCATTGTGTAATCAAGGCTTTAAAAAGCAAGATGCTGCTCGAGCTATTGATGCCGCAATTAAATCAAATCCGGAAGCAGCAAATAATTTTAACGAATTATTCAAAGTAGCATTGCACGGCGGCCGAACTGAAAATCAGCCGGTAAATAAAGTTGGAGAAAGCATCTATATGAAAAAGACAAAGATTGTAGAAAATGCCCTGAAGTCCCGAGCTAGAAAATTATTAAAAGAAGGCGAGATTGAATCTGCGCAATCTGTACTAGCGGCAAAAGATTTGGTTGATAGATTAGCCGATACTATTTCTGAATTGGGTAAGATGTCTAACGATGAATTACCTGCCCTAGTAGATTCAATTCGAACTAGTTTAGGAGCAGAACAAGCGGATAGGTATCAGACGACTGCAAATACAGTTATTAATGATTTATTAACTTCAGTTAAGGAAAAGAAGACTGAATTAGAAAACGCAACTCTTGTTTTATCGGGCGACGAGCCAACTGCTGCTACCGATTTAGCATTACCTGAGGAAGTACCGGCAGAAGGCGATGAAGATATTGATTCATCTGCTTTTGATGCCCCGGTTACTAAGAAAAAGAATCCTTTAGGAAGAGAGACTCGTATGCCTGCATCAGAAAGTCTTATTAACCTTGAAAAAGAATTAGCGGAATGTCTTGGTATGAAAGTTAAAACTAAAAAGTTGATTGAATCAAAGAAAACAATAGATGCTAAAATTGTCGCTCTTAATGAGGCATTAAAGAAAACCGATGTTAAGAAAAATCCCAAGGCTGCTCGTAGATTAGCTGAAGCTATTAGACAGCTTGCAACGGAAGCAGTTAAAACGGAGAACAAGAACGCATCATCGGATAAGCCACATGCGTTTGTTCCTGGAAAAACATTTGCAAAAAATTGCAAAATTTGCCTAGGAGCAAAAAGCAAGGCCATTCATCAAAAAAAGATTGAAAAGAAGTAAGGATAAAAATCATGCCAATGCCGCAAACTAAAACTGATCCATTATTACGGAATAAACTAATTACTGTCTTGTCATTTTTGAAGCATAAAGCCGAAGATAAGGGGTTAGAGCCGGTGATTTCGGTCAAGAAATTAATCGATCTTTTGGGAATACATATTACGTATTCCCAATTGGCCGAGTTAACTAAGGACCCTAGTATTTCCCACGAAATTAAATCTATTAATAAGAATCAGGTTACCCTTTCCTTAGGGGAAGAGGAAATTCCGATGGCAGTACCTGATGAATTTTCTCCAAATGATTTTGAAAATGAACCTTCAGATGAAGTTCCAGAGGAATCCGAGGAAGAATTTAATCCTGAAGATTTTCAGGCCCCGGACGAGGGAGAAAGTGCATCGGCAGATACTTCTGATGAAGATCAAGAGCGAGAAGACGTTAGTATATCATCCGGTGGTTTGGTTCAATCTATGGCCAAACGCGCGGCCTCTAGAAAGTAGCTTGTATATCTCTAACAGAACTGCTATAATTACTTATGGTTGTTGAAAAGTTCCCTTATAAAACATTGCATCGCGAATCTGTTAATGGCAAGAGATTATATTCTTGCCCTAACGGAGAACGTCTCCCATCAGTTACTACGATACTTTCCGCAACAAAATCTGAAGAGTCAATACAAGCATTAAATAATTGGCGAAAATATAAAGGTGCCGAGAAACCGGCCGAGATTACGGCCATCGCGGGTTCTAGGGGCACAAGAATGCACAAATATCTTGAAAATTATGTGCAAACCGATTATATGGGTGAACCCGGAACCAATCCTTATTCAATTCAAGCCTATCATATGGCAAAAGTTATTGTAGAAAAAGGATTATCCGATGTAGATATTTTTTTGGGTTCGGAAGTTAGTTTGTATTTTCCTGGTCTTTTTGCCGGCGCAACCGACTTAGTCGGAAAAATGAAAGATGGCGAATTAGCCATCTTAGACTACAAGCAAACCAACAGGCCGAAGAAGGAAGCCTGGGTTGAAGATTATCGATGTCAATTATGCGCATACGCATTGGCTCATAATGAATTATACGGAACTAATATACGTCGTGGTATAATTTTAATGTGTTCTGGTGATTTAGAGTTTCAAAGATTTGAAGTTGATGAAACAAATTTTGACAAATATAGCGACCAGTGGTGGATTAGAGTCGCAGAATATTATAATATTCCGTGGTGAAAAAGGAAATATGGAAAAAAATAAAGAAGTTAAAGTGGCCTGGCTAGGCAAACCTGAGGCGCGGATTTTAAGTATCAGAGCCTTTCGTAAATATATCGATACCATTTCGTTTGAGGAAGCTGTAAAGTTAGTTCAAAAAAATTGGAACAATAGTCCAAAGATCAAAAAGTTTCAATTTGAATTACAAGATATTACCCATTGGCCAACGCCGTGGGAATTATTCAGTCAGACAATTTTTTGTGCTAACTCTCAGGTGGTAGGCGCATTCTATACATTACTATTATCAGAACACGTCAAAAAACATGATTTTAGTTTAGCCATTATCGATGATGTAATTCAGGGTATAAATGGTGCAATTGTGTTGGATAATTTTCCATTGACAAATTTGAATGTAGTGACTATGATTAAAAGAGAAAATATTTTAAAGAAGTTAGAGGGATAATATGGAAGATACAATTTATTGTTTTAAGTTAGTAACCGGTGAAGAGATTATTTCACGCCTTACTCCTGCCCTAGATTATATGGAACCGAACACCGATACTTTTTCCTTGGATAATCCACGGTCAATTATGCCAGTTAATGATAGACTAAGTTTAGGCTTGGCATTAATAGGTGCCAATCCAGATAAGCCGATTATTCTTAAGAAGTCAGCGATTGTTTGCTACACGGCTAATGTAAGGGACGCTCTTAAGACTGCTTATCTTAGTGCTATTAGTAATATTGTTTTGCCTGGTAAGCAAAATTTAATGGGGTAAATACAATATGAACTCATTATCAGGTGTGCAATTAATAGCAGCCGCAGGATTACAAGCAGGTGAAGGATTGGCGCCGCCGAATATTAGCGCCAATCTTTCTGCATATAATTCCATTCAAACAGTTAATAATTGGAATATTATCTATAACAATGCGGCCGAAGTAGGGGTTACTGCCAGCAATACTATCGCGTTGCGTAGTATTGGATCAAATTCTTTTCCCCAGTTATTTGGGCAAGTTCCCAATGATTTTAGTTCTAACCTAGGAACCGGACCACTAATTAGTATAACAAGTGCTCGTACTTCAAATTTATTTGCGGGTAGTTCTACGGCCAATGTGTTCCTACAAACGCTAGGTCAGGCTCAAAGTTATGCGGCTCAGGCAGCATTAACAATTAACAGCGCAGCTTCGGCTCAATGGCCGAATGGAGCAAATGCATCTGTCACGGGTGGGTTTTCAGAAATAGCCGGTAATAATATATCTGGTGTAGCGGAAGCCTTTATACAATGCGGGTCTCTTATGACACCGTCAGATATATATAATGGGCTCGATGGGTTTAGTAATGCAGGCTGTTTTTTACAATTATTAAATGCTGGGGATAATACAATTGGTAATTTACATCTTAATTTCTTCGGAAAATCTATTGTTGATCCATCGACAGGAAATTCATATATAATTGATAAAGATTTATTTACTATGATTTTAGATGCTCCGATGGGAAAAACACCGGATGATACTTTTCAGGTAGCTTCCCTAAATCCATTTGATGCATTGGTTGGAATTGCGGCAAACGCAGCGTTAGTAGATACAAACGATCTAGATGCCGTTATAACTTTTTTCGGAGTGTCGGGATCGCAAATTAATGTGTGGACGGATTGTTTATCGTTACCAATAATTTTAGGAAGCGCGGCTACAAATTCTATCGAAACTTCTATCGGTGTGACTCCTCTCGATTCATATGCGTTACTTAAAGCATTAAGTGTAAATATAACCGGACTTAATAATATTGCGTCAATTGGTGATTTAGGACGAACGATGTATAAAATTATTCCATTGATTGGCACACCGAATATTTCGGCAATGCCTGCCCCCGTATCGGTGTCTGATTTTTCAAATCTTAAGGCATCGGTGGGTCCGGGTTCTGGTGCGAATGGTAATCCAACAGTTGATGATATATTAGGGTCGACTAATTATAACGACGCATTATATTCGACCATTCAGGTTATTAAACAATTAATGGGAACAACTCAGTACGGCAATATTAGTTCTGATACCGGTAATATTGCGAATGCTTTGGTGAATGGAATTTCAACCCCGGTATATCTGAGTAACGGCAATAGTTATTCTGATATTAATTCGCTCTGTGCTAATGGTGTAGTTCTAATTAATAGTACATCTGCTAGTTTAGAAAATGTTGCCCCAACATTGGCAAATGTTTCGTTGTTATCGGCGTATAATGGTATTGCGGAAACCCATAATAATAGTATTGCGTTGGCTCCGACTGTTGGGTTAACGCCGGCAAATATTGCTGGGTTCGCCTCAGATTCATTGGCAGCAATTACTAAATTATCAGGATTAACCGGAATTATTATGAGTGTTGTACAGCGCTTTCATGCTCCGAGTACAAAGACTAATATTGATTTACCTTCCCAGTCGGCTATATTTTTACAGACTCCTAGTCCATCGGCGTTAACCGCATTTCCCTCCCAATTATCTAGTATGGCGGCATCGGTTGCTTCACAAACTAATCTATCCGCCCTGCCGAGTTTATCGGCACTTTCGCAAATTCCCGGGATTGACGAGACTACCGGTTTAGGGTTGACTTCAAATTTAATAGATAAAACAACGATTTCTGGGCAAGCATTATCCGCGACGATAACCGAAGCGGTCAATAATCAGACGCTATCGGCCTCCGGATTAATACCTACATCATTAATGCCAAATTCAAATATTTTGCCGACATTGCCCACAGGAATTAATACGCTAGGCGGGGGATTAATAAAAGGGTAAAGCCAGAAAGAAAAAGATACCCCGGAAGTTCACTACGCTAGAGGATGCATTTCGATACTAATTAATCACTTGACATAAGTTGTTATTTTTGGTATAAATATATACTATGACTAAAATAACAACTACCATACTATGCGGGGTTCTATTTGTCTCTGCGGTTTTATATGCAGAGCCACCTTCGCGTGATCAAACTTGTTTGGCGAATGCTATTTTTCGAGAAGCCGGTGGAGAACCATTACTAGGACAATACGCTGTCGGCGAAGTAATTATGAATCGGCTTAACACCTTACCAAAGGCTACTGTGTGTTCAATTGTTAACGACCACGTTGGTAACCACTGGCAATTTGGATTTCATAAGTTTTCCCAACATCAGGTTAATTTCAAAACACAATCAAAATTTTTTAGTTTGGCAGCGACAATTTTAAAAAGATCGGATCCAATTCGATTGCCACGAAATATTTTGTATTTTAACAATTTTCGATTTCGATCTCGAAAATATCATTTTTATTGTAAAATTGGACGAATGCAATTTTTTTCAAAAACATAAAATTATTGGGAATTGTCGGTTGACAATTCCTTTTTTCTTTGCTATTATAATTATATGATGATTAAACTTCACAAGCAACAAGTTGCCCAGATCTCTTCCACAATTATCGATGTCGACTCGATTGCTAAGGCTATTGAAAAAACCGAACGCCTTCTAAAAAATACGACCAATCCGGATGCAAAGATGATCTGGATGCGTAATATGCACAAACTGAAACTGGCCTGGCAAAATGCTATGGTCGAGATCGAAACTAATGGTAAATATAATTTCTTCAATTAATTATGAAACATTAGTGAAAAATGTTTACCCCGATGCCAAGATTTATTCTGCATGGGATTATTCTAACGGTTGGTGCGATACTTTGTTATCAATCGATTGGCATCGATCTCGTTTTATAACAGCGCCTATTAGATACGATTATATGTCACCAAAGGATCGTCCAAATTTATGGAAGTTGGCGTGGGATAAAATTCAACGAGAACTAATCTGGAAATTGTCAGAATGATAAATTATAAAACGCTTGTTAAAACAATTTATCCATATGCGAAACTATGGCAAACAGATACAGTTTTTGGTGTCTATGTATGGATTACGCCTCATAAATCGAAGTATGACGGACGTTTGATAGCCGAGTGAGTACACATATGTATACAAGAATGAATACAGTAGGCATATATGGAAATTGGCATATGAAAATATTCAAAACGAGTTAATTAAGAAATTTGAGGAGTGAAACCCTTCTCGTTGAGTAAGATAAAAGAAGCGCGGTGAAGTATATATCAATATCACTAGAAGCACAAGGAGGAAGTATGATAGACAAATACCAAAAGGCAATCGATCAGGTGATCGACACTTTCGATTTCGAAAAGGTGCATATTTATATGGCCTTGACGGGATGGACATACCATGATTCGGGGAAAACCACTCCTACTATCGAAGACCTTAAGAAGCTTGCCCGACGTTTGCTTGCAGAGGTTGCCGGCAGCCAGACCCAATGGGCGTCAACTGGTGGGTTCCGTGCTGATTTTTTCCGAGACCCGGAAGAACTGACTTTATCATTCGTTGCTGTTGAATCCGCAGTTTACGTTTAAAGAGGAAGTATGCGACCTGATTTAAGTAATGCGCTAAACAATGACTTTCGAGTACTCGAAAGCTGGGCAGAAGACAATGGATATGTGAAGGCGGAATAGGAGACAATATGTTAATAAGCGAATTCAGCTTGAGAAATAATGACCCACTTTCGGATATTGTCCTGTTTGCCGGGTCGTTCCTCGAACGAAGGGGGGAACTATTTGGGACAACTTTTATTGTTCACACCGCCGTAGACAAAGCGGCTGAGATGATTACGGTCCAGTTCGAAGAAGACGAAGATTGGGTCGAATTCCGGAGGCAACTTCGGAGTAGGGATATACCAGAGGATTGGACATAGTGGAAGATTTGGCCGCTCTAAAATCGGGCCCAGCAATGAAGTATCTATTAATATCAAAAGGAGCACAGCAATAAAGTATCTATCAATTATTCTGTTTGTATTGGCTACGAGCGTATGCTCGGCGCAGAATTGTCATACCAATGTAGACCTGACTGAGCAAGCAAAGGCCGCTGTTATAGCCGGTCACGGTCTGGGCGCTTATTACGAGGTCAACGATTGCTCGTGGCATCCCGGTAAGAATCCACGAGATGCGCAGACGGTTAAACCCGCATTGCCGCCCGAGCAAAACGTTAGTCTGGATACGCCAACTCATTAGCCGATGCGCAAAGAGCGGTTGAGGCGGTTGCCGATAAATCGCCCACTTATCGAACATTCACTCGGCCGCCAACAGCGATGCCGCTAGGATTGTCGTAGGCACTAGTTGTGACAATGAGATAAGCGCCTGAAAATGCTTTGCCTATTAATCAAAAATAAGGATTTGAACTGTATGCACGGTGGCGATAGGAGGAAACATGGAGATCAAGGTTAAGCGGCGAATAATTTCAAGTGAAGATGCCCGCAAGGAATTGGATACATTGCTCTGCAAATTGAGCGATTTCGATGCGTTAAGAGCTCATTTTCTGATCGAAGCCCTACTTGCCGCTCGTTAATAGCAATAAAAAGAATTGGCACTATATACAGCACGCGAGCACGATCCTCTTAAAAAGTTTTGTAAAGCGTTGATTTTAAAGGGGGGATTTAACGAAAATGGCGCCGTATGGCCCCAATATGACCCCAGGAGTAGCTGAGTACCATCATTATAGTGGGGTCATATTGGGGCGATATAAGTCCTTTGTTTTCAAAAACAAGATTTTTGGTATTTTCGGCTGATTTCGCTTGCATTCGGTACCGAACTTTGCTATAATTATTTCAGTGAGGAGCTCAGATATGGCTAAACATTCAATGCGCGAAATCGATCAGTTTTATGCATATAACGCGGGCATTTCCGCTGCGATTAGGGTGGTTGAGAGCTATGCTGAACAGAACCCAGCGATCGCGGCGTTTTTGAAAGTAGTCGCTCGCCAGATCAGCCAAAATTCAAAAACACTCTAATTTTCGGTTGACTTTTGCATCCGAGTACGTTAAACTGAATATGTTGATGAGAAAGAGGCGGTTATGAGTTATGGTTATTATCGGCATCCCGTACGGAAGTCAGGACCAATGAACGTTCCTAGCAAAATGTTCCCGATTAGCACGGTTTTCGCTGCTGCGGTAGCTGCCCAGAGAATCAATGGGGAATATGTAAAGTGGGGGTCTGCGTCCGCAATTGGCGAGGCCGGGGGAACGAAGCCGCTCAATTCTAAACTGATGCGCACCCTGCTCGCTAATCCTACAGATCTTACCAAGGAAGATTTTGAACAGGGTGAAGCGATTCGCCTGCATTATTCTGGAATGCTGACCCAGATTTTTGACGATACCGCAAATGAGTTTACTAAAAAGGTTGTCGCAATCACTCAACTCTTAGAGCTTGGAGATCGTGGCCTCAATTTTGGCCTTACGGCTTGCTTACCCTCATGGTATGAACGAGATGTGAAGCGTCAGATAGCGCAGAACACCAAAATTGATGCCGAGTCTGCTAGTTCTCCACTTCCTGGGGTAATAGTAGGTTCTAAAGTTGCCCTGCAGATTACGGTTATTTCGTGCTCGTTCAGCGCAAAATACAATGTAAATGTAATTAATGCAACGTCTGGTACACATCTACTATTCTTTTTTAACGGAAACGGCTGGAATCCTGGTCAAATATATCAGGTTACCGGAAAAGTTAAGCGATTCACCGGGAACACAACCCAGCTTAATTTCGTTAAACTGGCAAAATAGCTGATTACAAAGAACTTAACGAGTAAAAATCGTTAAGTTCTTTGTTTTGAGTACAAACTTTTTCTTGCATTTGATGGCTAACTTTGCTATAATTATTTCAGTGGGAAGAAAGGTTGTTAAAATGGAACCAACTTACGAAGAATTGAAAGCGCAGCTCGAGGCGTTACAGGCCGAAAAATCCGTTAAGGCATTAACGTTTAAGGTCGGCGAAAAGGGCGGGGTTTCGGTTTACGGAATGGGGCGTTTCCCCGTTACGCTATATTACAGTCAGTGGAAGCGGCTGATTGAAGCAACCCCTAAGCTCGATGAATTTCTGGAAGCAAATAAGAGTCGTCTTAAGACCAAGGAGTAATACTTTGATTACAACGGGCTTATTCCTCATCGAATAAGCCCTTTGTTTTCAGCGATTACTTTTTTCTTGCATTCGGTACCGGATTTTGCTATAATTATTTCAGTGAGGAGCTCGGCTGAATAAACGGTATATGAGAATTGCAGACACGTTGAGCAAGATGGATACCGAGCATATAACGTTCAATGAAATTGTGGAGCTAATTTATCCTTTTCATTGGGGGTGGTTTGCAAAATTGGTTATTGCTACCGGTGTTCGCCGTGGAACATTTGAACAGAACCCGGACGGCACCTACAAATTTATCGGTTGACACTTAACCCGGCGTTTGCTATAATTATTTCAGTGAGGAAAACAGGTATGCAAGCAGGCAAGTTGATTGAAACACTTAATTCGCAGTTGATTGACGCGCAGGTAGCCTATTACGCCGGCGATCCAATTTTGAGCGATGGTGAATATGATGCGCTAGAAGCGCAGTTGATTTCGCTGGTTAATGCAAATTCGAATTTTGCGAATCTTGCGACCGTCCTCACTCGTGTGGGGGATTCAAAGAATTCTCTTACTCGGATTAAGCACGATCGGCCAATGTTGAGTATTGAGAATTATTACACGCCCGAAAGTTATATTGCCGCTGCCAAGAATTATGGTGATGTTGTTCTCGAGGAGCCGAAACGGGATGGGATTAGCTGCGAGCTTTCTTACAAGAATGGCCGGCTGATCCGTGCTGTAACACGCGGCGATGGAGAAGCCGGAGAAGATATGACCGAGCAGGTTCATGCCTGCAAGTATATTCCGCAATACTTTGGTGGGAAAAATCTTCCGAAGAATTTGCCCAGCGATCTTCGAATTCGCGGTGAACTAGTGATGCGAAAGAGTGAACTAGCTCGCATTAACGCATTGGGAGGTAAGCAGTATTCAAACACACGAAATCTTGTTGCGGGCACAATGAAACAGCAAGATATGTCTATTGTTGCAAGTCGCGAAATTCTGCTAATGCCCTGGGATATGTATAGCCCAGATCAAGATGATTTGCTCCCGGATAGCGCTATTGCGCGTATGAATCTCGCATATGCTCTGGGCTTTCCTAAGTATGAAGGCATTGCGGTTGCAACTTCTGCAAAAGGTGCGATTGAAGGTGCACTAAACAAGCTGCTCGAATTTATTAAGACTACCGACGTTGTTTGCGATGGTGTAGTAATTAAAGCCGATTCACACAAAGTTCGAAATACACTTGGGGTCGCTGAAAAATTTACCCGCTATCAGCATTGCTTTAAGCCCCAAAATTTGTCTGCCCAAACAAAGTTGGCGGGCATCGAATTTGGCCTAGGCCGCACGGGAAAGGTCACTCCGGTGGCAATTTTGGAGCCGGTTGACCTCGGCGGTGCGATGATTTCACGCGCTAATCTTTGTAACGAAACTTACATGGAAAATCTTGACATAATGATTGGATCAATAGTCAAGATTTTGCGTTCGGGCGACGTGATTCCCTATATCACCGGTGTTGTGAATAATAAGGGAGCAAGGAAATTGCCGTTTCCGACACATTGCCCCTCTTGCAATTCCATTTTGCGAATTCAAAATGATTCCGGTATTGCGCAACGATTTTGCGATAATAGTGCGTGCCCAGGAAAGGCGGCACAACAGTTTGTTTACATTGGCCATCGTGATACTTTAGAAATTGATAATCTCGGCGCTAGTATGTCGGCTGAATTAGTTGATTTCGATATTACTAATATTGCGGATTTATTTGAATTTGGAAATGCATCATTAAATTCCGCTGCAAGTTTTTCGAAGTCGAAGCAAAATGATCTTGCTCTGGTATCCTCATTTAAAAATGCCGGCTTTCGTTCCGGTGTTAACACTCTGAAGATGGTTAAGAGTTTAGAAGTTGCAAAGACCGCAACTTGGGAACGTTGGATTGCGTCACTTAACATTCCAATGGTTGGACATTCGCTTGGGGAAGACATCTCAAAGGCATTGAATCTTACCTCCGACGATATGGGTAAGTTGCCCAAGTTGCTACTTACTTTACCTGCGCTGAATATTGAAAAACTCGGTCCTGTAAAGACCGCTTCAATTGTTGATTGGGCAAAGAATAAGAATAACGTTAATTTGTGCAATCGGCTTCATGCGGCGGGCGTTCGTCCTACTGGGTTGGTTACAGTTCCAACAGCCGGTAAGAAGTTAGAGGGAGTCGACTTTTGCATTACTGGATCGTTTGCTCGTGGTTCCCGTCCTGGTATCACGGCTGATTTAGAAAAGTTGGGTGCAATTGCGCATAGTTCCGTAACAAAGGATGTTAACCTTTTGATTTGCGGAGAGGCGGCGGGATCAAAACTTGCAAAGGCACAGAAGTTGGGTATCAACATCGTTGGAGATGATTGGTTAACTGAGGCTTTGGGAAAGTAATGGTTGATTTTGCTGGAATGATGTTTCGACCAATAACCGATAGGATGAAGACTGCGAAATGGACAGATGGAAAAACTACTCTTAACGGATGGTGGGAATATAATTGGCAATCCGATTCATTTTTTATCATTCTAGAGAAAACTCGTGGACATGCGGAACGAAGGTTTCGAACGCATAATGATACCCCGGAATGGGGCAAATACAAATTAGAAGGTGAGACTTGCAGCAAGAAGTAATAGATATTGGTAAGGTATGCCTTCGCTCATATTTCAGCTCGAAAATGGCAATATAAAGAATCAATGCATTTTCCTGATTACTACGTAATTACCGTTAAACTCGATGATCCGTATGATATTTCGAATGATCCATTTTCGAATATTAATCGTCATTATCGGACCACCCGGATTATACCTCCGGAAAATTTTGTTAAGGTGATCGGCCCATTTAATTTTTTGGAAGAGTATAAAAGAATTTACAAAAAAGATTACGATCCGAATCCGCCGGTTATTACCTCTAAACGTAAAATTAAAATTCCTCGAAAGTAAAATTAATGATCGAAAAATTGGATTCAAGCGCGTTTGATTGGAGCACTTGGAGAAGTGGCGATGTGTGGAATGAATTTCACATTCCTTGCCGCACGAATGCTCTTATCGAAAATCGTGAAATTCTTAAGAAGTATGCAGTTGGTTGGTGCTATGGTGAAAATTTAATCTGCCGTCCTAAGGCAAACCATATCGCCGTTATGTTTTTTAAAGATTATAAGGAATTTTGGTTTCACCTTAGAGATTATGAATTCGAAAAGATTTTTCAAGAAAAGGAATAATATGTTTGAGTCTGTAGAAAAAGATAATTCGATAATGGAAGGTATTTCATCCTTTCTAGTATTAGCCGGTATAGTAGCAGTTTGTGTAGGTATTATTATCGCAGCCTGCTATCCATATATTAATCCTGCTGCGGCAACTCATGTATTAACGATTAATAATTATCATAATATTCAAATTACTGGACATCGATATCTTGGTTGTGATAGTGCATTCACTAAAACGGCATTCCGAGCTGTTGCTCCAAATGGTGAGAATGTAACTGGTGTAGTATGCGGTGATATGAGTGGATCTCAAAGTATTCACGTTGATTAATTAGAAAGGAAAGATAGATGGAAGACTTAACACAAATTGGATTTTATACTCTTAGCAACAATCGTTGCCGTAATGCATCGGTATCTTCTGATTTACAGCGATGTGAACTTATCGTTTCCTCGGCCTGTAATTTTCGATGCCCCTATTGTAGGCGGGTAGGCGGGCCGGATATTCCTTTTGTAGATGCAGAAAACATTGTTCGTCTATGGGGCGCGCAGCATCTTAAGAATATTCGATTCTCCGGTGGGGAACCCACATTATATAAGGGATTGGATAAGTTGATTGCGATTGCAAAGGAAGTAGGGTGTGAACGTATTGCAATTTCAACGAATGGCTCGGCATCAAAGGAATTGTATGATTCGTTGCTTGCTGCCGGTGCAAATGATCTGAGCATTTCGCTCGATGCCTGTTGCGCATCAGACGGCGACATTCTTGATGGGGGAGCTGGCAAATGGGAAACAGTCGTAGAGAATATTCGATATTTGTCGGCTAAGACATATGTTTCGGTCGGAGTTGTTTTAAATGCCGGAATTAATGCTGAAAAGGTGAATGAGATTATTACGTTTGCCGATAGCTTAGGGGTTGCGGATATTCGAATTATTCCTGCCGCTCAAGAATCGAATAAGTTGAGCAATGTCGTAGTATCGCCTGATATCTTGTCTAGACATCCTATTTTAGCATATCGAATTGCAAATCTAAAAGAAGGCACAACCGTAAGAGGATTATTAGACTCAGATGTTTCGAAATGCGGCCTTGTGCATGATGATATGATTGTCAACGGTAACTATCACTTTCCCTGTGTAATTTATTTTCGAGAAGGTGGTCGGCCGATCGGAAAAGTCGGACCTCATATGCGAGAAGAACGGGCTGAATGGTATAAGACACATAATACCAAAACTGATCCGATTTGTTCGAAGCAATGTTTAGATGTTTGTTCTTTCTACAATCGTAAGTTTGAACAATTTCACTCGGTTAAATAATTTAAATTCTTGATTTTTGCCCACATATATGCTACAATGTATATGTGGACAAAATTTTGTCGTGTACTTTGAAAGGTTAGAGAATGATTTTTGCGATTGCATTTGTAAGCACGTTAATCGGTATTTTGCCGCTTCTGCTCTTTAAGAGGATTCCGGCTGCGACCATAGTAGCATCGATCTTTTTGCCGTTACAATGGATGATTTTTTACGTAAATAATGTTTCGACGGTTTGGCCATTATTCGGCTTGCCCGGTCTATTTGTTGCGATTTTATTTTTGACCGACTCCATTGTTTTAACCGCAATGGATGATGACCATTATGCTATCGTGTGGGCATTAGGTATCTCAACAATTTTTTTGTATCTTTTTATGCTAGTTAGTTCTGGTGAGGCATTAAATGCCGCGCATTATTCAGCCCTTATTGGTAATGTTGAAACCCGCCAATGGAGTCAAGATATTCAACCCAAGGATCCGAATCATATTCGTCTTGTTAGTTCGAATAATGCTAATTTTCTCGCCACTAAAGCAATGGGTCAGGATGGATCGATTGGCAGTCAGTTTCACCTAGGCGAGTCGACATTGCAACTTATTAAGGGCGAACTTTGGTATGTATTTCCTCTAGAATATGATGGTCTGATGGTTGCCAATTCAACGGGTTCAATTCCAGGTTACGTGATGGTGTCAGCGGAAAATCCCGAGGAACAGCCGAAGTTTGTAAAGTTTGCATCCGGCGCCGAAATGGTGTATTCACCATCCGCTTATTTCGGTAATAATCTCGAACGGCATCTAAGGACTAATGGGTATTTCTCCAAAGGATTAACTGATTTTTCATTTGAGCTAGACGAAAATTATCATCCTTGGTGGGTTGTATCTGTATTCACCCCGACAATTGGATGGTGGGGTATTAAGATTGATGGTATTGTAGTTGTAGATCCGGCATCGGGCAGTAGCACCTTTTATCCTATTGGCAGTGTACCAGCATGGATTGATCGAGTTGTTCCAGATTCGGTGGTTAACGACAATATCGCATACTGGGGCGACCTGAAAAATGGGTGGTGGAACAGTTCAATTTTTGGCGGCAAGGTTGGGCGTTTGCATCCAGGTAATACAACCTTGATTTATGGTAATAATGGAGATGCAACCTGGGTCACCGACGTAACCTCAATGAGTGCCAACGACGACTCTATGGTAGGTGTAATTTACACCGATGCGCATACCGGGAAGACAATCTTTTATCAGGTGCCAGGCGGCGGGACCAATAAGGCAGTAGTAAATGCGGTTAATAGAAATCAAGATATTTCATATCGAAAGTTAACCGGCGTTGATCCACAACTTTATAATCTTTATGGAGAGATGGTTGATATTCTTCCGGTGGTAAATGAGAATAGTGCGTTTCAAGGCGTTGCAATTGTTGAGATTAATAATATCCAACAGGTATCGTTTGGCTCAACAATGTCCGCCGCAATGTCACAATTCCAAAAGAGTCTATCGGGCAAAGGAATCAATAGTTCTCTTGACAAGAATCGAGAATTAAATTCAATTACCGGTTCAATCGATAGAATTGGTTTTAACAATACAAATACAGGAACAATTTATTATATTCATGTTGCAGGTATAGATCATTTATTTAATGGTGACGTCTCAACATCGATTAAGTTACCGGTATCACATATCGGTGACAAAATTACGTTAACCTATTATTATTCGGAACAATCGGTTTTGCCGATTCATGATTTTGATAATGAAAGTCTGCCGTTAAGCAGTAGTCAAGATCAGCAAGTTATAGAGACGAAAGTTGATGATACTAGAGCAGCGAAAGAAACTCACGAAGATGCAAATTCAATTCGCTCTCGGGTTAATAATATGAGCGACGAGCAAATCCAAAAGTTAACGAATAAGTAATCAAATGGCCGTTATATTAAAATATAACGGCCATTTGATTATCCAATACAAAGTTGGTATAATTAAGATATGGTTAAACGCATTGGATTTGCATGTAAATGGGTTAAAAATACAAATAATAGGATCGAATCAGTCGCCGAACTGAACAATCGAGTAACAACGGTATCTTGGCTAAATCGGCAAACTAAGTTAGATGCCGAGCAACGACTCTGGGATATAATGCAGCATAATTTAACGGCATCATTGCAATTAGTGAAAAAAGTAGGATCGCTAACGGATCAATTAAGAATGGTGCGATTATCGTCTGATATTCTACCGATGTATACGGAGGGTGTTTGGTCAACATTTTGGAAACGACCCGATGTGCGGAATTATTGTGAAAGTAATTTTTCTATTATTGGTGAAGTAGCACGTAATCTAAATGTTCGGCTAAGTATGCACCCTGGACAATTTTGCTGTCTTTCTAGTGATCGAACGGAAGTAGTCGAGAATAGTCGGCTAGAAATCGAATACCACAGTGATATGATACGTTGGATGGGTTACGGAAAATCGTGGCAGGATTTCAAATGTAATATTCATGTTGGCGGTCGCGTAGGGCCAACAGCGATTAGAAACATATTACCTAAATTAAGTTCTACTGCAAGAAACACACTTACTATTGAAAATGACGAAATTAGTTGGGGCTTAGATGATACTTTAAAATTAGCAGATTGCCTTCCGTTGGTAATCGATCTGCATCATCATTTTATTAAAACGGGAGAATATATTTTACCATCCGATGCTCGAATTACAAAAGTTAAAGATAGTTGGCGAGGAATTCGTCCCGTAATTCATTATAGTCAATGCCGACCGGACGTAGTTAATTCAAGTTTATCTTCGTTACCTGATCTTTCAATTTTAGTAGCCTCCGGTATTAAAAAACAACAATTACGTGGGCACAGTGAGTATTTTACTAATTCTGCGGTTAATTCTTGGGCGTATGGCCATTGGAATTGGGCCGATATTATGTGCGAACTTAAATCAAAGAATTTAGGATCGCAGTTATTATATGAGAGCTGGAATATATAATTATATAGGAGCATTATGAGCCAGTTAGAATTCAACGAAACATGGTTAACCGAATCCCCGGAAGGAATCGGTAAAACCGAACTATATGATATGTTTATATATAATATTGCTGATCTTAAAAGAAACGGCCAGATTTCTATTGATATGGGCAATGGTTATCGAAAAATAGAATTATCTACTTGTGTCTATTACTGGTATGAAATAGATAATGAAATTATTTTAGGCTCGGAATTAGAAAAGAAACCTCAAGGATTAGTAGTTAGAATTACAGGAAAAAATTCTAATTGGCGGGGAAGAAAGCCATATGCTAGCTCTTTATACGATGTTATTCTAAAAGATTGCGGTAAAGGTGTAAGAATTTTGAGCGACGTATCCCTGTCCGATGAAGGATATGCTATTTGGAAAAGGTTGTTTAAAATGGGTCATAAGATTTCAATTTATGACGCATTAAATCCGGGAAGAACTTTTAAAACATTTTTAACAATTAACGATTTTGATAATTATTTTGAGAACGATAATACCGATTATAAACGTTATCAATATATTTTAACGGAAACAAAAATATTAGCCGAGACTAGAAACTTTTTCAATACCCAAAGATATCGAGAATTGGCTGGAGTATAAACATGATAGGTCAACAAGATATAATAGATATGTGCAATTATGAAAAGCTATACTGTCTCGAAGATATGCATCGAATGGAAGTTAGTTTTTTAGAGATGCCTGGTAAAAGCTTTTGGCAATTTAGAATGTTCGATATCTTACAATATAATATTCGAGATTTATTAAAATTCGGGCAACAACCAATTATTATTAATGATACCACTAGAAAAATAGAATTATCTACCTGCGTTTATTATTGGACAGAGCAAAATGAAACGATGACGCAGATAGTCGAATTGGAAAAAGTCGGTACTGAACTAGAAGTGATAAATGCCAGAATTAGTTCTTTTATAACATATGGGGAATTAGCCGATTTATATGTCGCTATCTTAGACAATGATAACTGCGCAATTAAAAGTAGTAAAAGCATGATATCCGAAGATAATACGGCATGGCAAACATTGCTAAATGCTGGATATAAGATGTCGGTTTCGCCCGATATGAATGAAATAGTGTCGGTAGAAGAAATGGTAAGTTTTTATGGAAAAGAAAAAAAATGTTATCAATATGTAGTTTATCCGCGGTAAATACAAGACAAATTCAGTATACAAAATAGAGGTTTAATTTTGAACACAACACAAGAAACAATGAAAGGACTTTCTTATCTCCCCAGACCAGAACAAACAACGAAATTTGAAGATAGCTTTAGTGAAGAGGTCTGGTCTGCTACTTATAAAGATTATAAAGACGCCGATATTAATGATAATTTTTGGCGTGTTGCAAAAGCAATTGCAAGCGTGGAGGCAACAGAAGAATTACGAGTTAAATGGGCATACAATTTTTATGATATGCTTACAGGATTCAAAGTAGTTCCCGGTGGTAGAATTTTGGCAAATGCCGGAACAGAATTTAAGGGAACAACCTTAATTAATTGCTTTGTTCTCCCGAATCCTAAATATGATGCCGATAGTTTAGAAGGCATTTTAGAGTATCTTAAATATCAATCATTCACTCTTAAGTCTGAAGGGGGAGCAGGAGCCGTCGCAGATTTTATTCGACCACGCGGCACATTTATCAATGGTATAGGGGTGGAAACGCCTGGGGCTGTTAAATTTTTCGAGCTCTTTGACCGCAGTTCAGAAATTATTACTTCAGGCTCTGGTAAAAAATCATTAAATAAAAAAGCAAAAGGTAAAATCCGAAAAGGCGCCCAGATGTTGTGTATGTCTGTTTGGAATCCGGACATTATTGAATTTATTACAGCAAAACAAACTCCCGGCAGATTATCCAAATTTAATATGAGTGTCAATTGCACCGATAAATTTATGGAAAAAGTATTAAATTTATCTCAATTAAAACGTGATGGGGCACCCCAAAATGAAATTAATGCAATTACTTGGGATTTGGTTTATCCAGAAACTACTCATCCGCAATATAAAAAGGAATGGTTTGGGGATCTAACATCGTGGGTATCAAAAGGATATCCAATTAAAATTTATCAAACGGTTAAAGTTGAATGGTTATGGAATTTGATTACTCAATCAACCTATAATAGAAACGAACCAGGAATTTTATTTTTAGATCGTTCAAATAAATTTAATCAACTTAATTATTTAGAGAAAATTGCGACAACGAATCCCTGTGGTCAAATTGCGTAAAGCTGGCCTCAGTATAATCATTGGGTGAATTCGGTGAATCCTTTAAACTGGAAATACCGAGCTAAGTCAGAAGAAATAGTATAACAGTATTCTGAAAAGCGTAGAGACTAGTAGGTGAGAAACTAAATCAATAATCCTACCACGAGCGCCCGACATACATAGTATGAAGATATAGTCCGACACTCCTTAGAAATGAGGAGATCAACGATAAAGCGCGTTGAAATAACCGATGGAGCAAATGTTAGCACCCGGGGGTGTTTGCTGTTTAGGCACAATGAATCTTACCCAATTTGTAAATAAAGATAGAATTGGGTTTGATTTAGATAGAGTTAAAAAATATGTAGGCTACCTTGTTCGTTTTCTAGATAATGTAAATGAGTATAGTGATGCACCATTACCCGAATATGTAAGTACTATGAGAAATAAACGGCGGATAGGATGCGGCGTAATGGGCTGGGGTAGTTCTCTTATTATGATGAAGATTCGATATGGATCAAAAGAGGCGCTTAAAATTCAGCATGAATTATTAACAGTTTTCACTCACGCCGGAGTTGAAGCCTCATTAAATCTCGCCGATGAAAAGGGAATGTTCCCATTATGCGAACCAGATAATCATGTATTAAGTCCTTTCTGGGATAATATTGATTTACCAGTTAACTTGCGAAATCGTATGAAAAAGAATGGTATACGAAATTCGGCGCTTTTTTCGAATCAACCGAATGGAAATAGTGGTTGTTTAGCACAGGTTGTTACGGGTGGGATTGAGCCCGCTTTCCTACCAGAATATACTCGAACGGTTATTGTTTCACATATGCCAGATCATATCCGATTAGTTACTCCGGTTTGGAGTCAAGGTGAATTTTTTGAAACGGAAATGTTTAAATTTGCACAAGAAGGCGACGAGCAAATTTTACGAGGCGTAGATAAATATGGTACCGTTTATAAAATTGATAAAAATCGAGGATTAACAAAGGAAGTGTTATGCCAGGATTATGGGGTTCGATATCTCTCAAAGATCGGCGAGTGGGACCCAACTGCGGATTGGGCGGCTACCACCACCCAATTATCTGTTGAAGAGCATATTACTGACCTTAAGGGTTGGTGCAAGTGCGCGGACTCTGCCTGTAGTAAAACTGTCAATTTACCCAGTGATTATATGTTTGAAAAATTTCAAAATATTTATCTTGATGCTTTTGAAACAGGATATATAAAAGGAATTACGACATATCGCGCAGGAACGATGAGTTCAGTTCTTTCGGCTGTAGATCAAAAAGATGAAAGTTCTGATGAAGAAATTATTCTAGATGATGTTAAATTGCCGGATACGACCACGGCCGAAATGAAAGTTCTTAGAGATCATGAATCCGGCGGATCAAGAAAATGGTATTGTACAATCGGGTTGAATGCCAATAAGGCACCAATTTCAATTTTTGTGCAAACTAATGCCATAGAAAAATCGGTGACTACGAACGATGTGGTCGATCGATTAATTAATTTAGCTCGAGTAAAAGGTATTCCCGCACAATATATAGAATCAACAGTACGAAAGTGCGGCAATGATTCAAACAGTGTAAAAATTGCTAGAACTATCGGACTATTATTACGGCATGGCGTTCGAATTAAGAATGTTGTTGCAGAGCTCGATAAAGTTGAAGGTGTAACTTTTGCTAGTTTTCTTTTTCATGTTAAAAAATTACTTGCTGGATATATTCGAGATGGAGAAAAAGTTGATGGCGAAAAATGTACCCAATGCGGCGGCCAGTTAATATATGAATCCGGATGCTATCATTGCGCGAGTTGCGGATCAAGTAAGTGTTCTTAATATCTTAATAAAGGATAGGAGGCACGATTTTCAAATCGTGTCTCCTAATGTAATCAATGGCATATTCAAAAAAGAAACGAGTACCAAAAAATCCATATTCAATTCTTATCGATAAATCTCCGTCCGAAGCGGCGCAACTTTTAGCCGTTCAGAAAAATGGTCTTCTTCTAGAATTCATATCGAATCCTTCTCCTCGAGTAACATTGGCCGCGCTAACGCAAACGGGTCTTGCTATTCGTTATGTAGAAAATCCAACAGAAGAAATGAAAATCGCTGCGATATCACAAACAGGATATGCGATTAAATTTATTGATTCTCCCAGTGATAAACTTATCGGGTTGGCAGTAAAACGAAACTATGAATTACTCCAATTGTTCGAAAATCCTAGCGAAATTCTTCAATTAATTGCTGTGAAAAAGAGTATGGCCGCATTGAAATTTCTTAAAGATATTCCAGAATCGGTACAAGAGTATTGCGCTATAAAAGATCCAAAGAGAATGAAATTTTTTACGCCATCGCTACCTGTGCAATTTGCTGCTGTGAATAAAAATGGGAAAAATATTAGATATATTAAGAATCCGTGTGTTGAGGTACAACGAGCGGCTATTGCAAAAAATAAGAATGCTATACATTATATTGATAATCCGGCAGAAGAGATTCAATTGGAGATGGTTACAAAGTTTGGTGGAACAATAGCACTATTTCCTAACGCGAGTAAGGATGTTCAATTAGCCGCGGTACGAAAAGCGCCAACCGCTATTCAATTCATTAAAAATCCAGATGAAGAAGTTCAAATGCTGGCAGTACAAGGAAGAAAGAGCGCAATTATGTTTATTAAGCAGCCGTGTACGCAAGCTCGATTTTTAGCAAAATTAATGTATTAAACGAAAACGGTGAGCATCTCTGCTCACCGTTTTCGTTTATAAAATTTAAAGAATAGAATATAATGTTTTGTATATAATCCTTTTCGTTATATCACTGGATCTTTACGGTGTGCAAATGACAATGAGTCGGATAGCTGTGTAGGAATAGATTTCTGCAACGCTTCATCGATCTCGCTCAGAGCATCTTGAACATTTCCGTTTTGTAAAATCAGGCGTTTTGCCTCACGCAACCCATCATAATAATTCTGCTGCAACCACCTAGGCTCATCCATCATTCCTCCACACATCGAAGTAGCAGTGGGAATTGCAATACAATTCCCACATGGTTTATATAATTCTCGTTACCAGGAAATATTAACAATCTGTACGGGCCCATCTCCTTGCATGTGATTAAATTTTACCACGTATCCTGCATTTCTAAGGATATCGAAAATTTTATTCTGTACTCGGCCATCTACTACCCAAAACGGATCTGTAACACGAATAGTCGTGCCTCCGTTTTCTGCCGCTTCGGTTATCATCCCTTCGATAAACCCCAACTGAAAATCACGAGCCGCTTCCTCTGTAATCATTTTTGTTCCCTTCACTGAAATAATTATAGCAAACTCCGGCACCGAATACAAGTGAAATCTTTAAAGAAAATACCAATTGACAGGGTGAATAATTCTTGCTATCATTAATTATGCCTAAAAAGATGAAGTATCGCGTAAAACGTGAATTTATCAGCGGTGTTTTTTCGGGAATCATCGTCACCACAAAGGTCGATAAACCTTTTAAAATCAATAAGATTTATCGCAAGAAAAGTGGAAATTTTTTGGTTCTTTCCTGTGATAAATTGTAAGTCCTTTATTTTCAACGGCTGTTTTCTTGACATCTACTGATCGAAACTGTATACTTGTAATTGAGGTGATGAATTGAAATTGACTTTAACGATGGAATTGCGTGACGAAACTACGTGGAATGACATTGCCAACTTGTTTTCGGCGAAGTCGATACGAAAAGAGCAGCATAAAATTGCTGACTCAAATATTATTGTGGAGATGGAATAAATGCCTCTCAATAGCGCGGCTGGTGATTATAGAGATACAGAACTTGCAATTTTTCAGCCGCGCGTCGTGCCGCCGTATGATAATATTTCGGAGGCTGAATATATTCAACCACCCGATAGTAATGCAGAAGTTATGCAATTACGCAAAGAAAATGAAAGATTAGAATCATTACTGTTACGGGCAAATGCAGCCCTCGGCGCAATGTCTACCCTGCTTGATTATTTGATTGCTAAAATTGGAGAAGAATAACATGGAAGAAAAGCGATTTTATATCTTGGTGCCGGAAACAGTTCAGATTACCTCAAAAGTTACACATTATGATCTTCTTACGGGTGATTCCTCGGATGAAGAACATATCAAGTCTGTTAAGATGAGTGCTGGGCGCCTGATTGCGCAGGCATTTCATATTGGTCGAAAGATCGAAAATACTCGAGCTCTTATGAGTGCCGTGGGCTTTCTGCCGTATACCGAAATCACCGCGATTGATCTAAGCGTGCGTAATACCAAAGAATTAAAAAAAGTTAGTGCAGAAATTAAAAATACGATATCGGATCGGCAATTGAATTTAATTGGGAGGGACGGCCTATACTACGAAGAATTTTACGATACAAATCAAGATGTTTACGGAACATTCGAAACGGTGCACACCGCAACCGTTGTTGGCCCGATTTCTCGAGAAATATTGGAAAATGCGATTGGCCATTTAGAATTGTATAAATAATTCTTTATTTGAAGCGAAGGCTGTGCTATACTTTAAACATGACAGAGAAAACGTAACTTAATATTTCGGAGATTGATGATGCAATCGGCCATCCTGTCGAAATTGGGGATTATGTTACCGCAGTATGGTCGGCAGGTGAAGTTGCGTTATTCAAAGTGAAAAATTTTGAGAAAGCGAAATATGGTTCTGGAATTGGGTTGCGGCTAACTAGGGAATTTTTTCAAGATAACTGCAAATCAAACGATAAAACCTGTTGGCGTGGGCCAATGCAGGTAACATGGG